GCCACAGGGCCACAGGGCCAGAGGGCCAGAGGGCCAGAGGGCCACAGGGCCAGAGGGCCAGAGGGCCAGAGGGCCAGAGGGCCAGAGGGCCAGAGGGCCAGAGGGCCAGAGGACCGCGAAATACCATGTAACTATGTGATATCATTATTGAAAAAAATTGTTGACAAAAAAATGTAAACACCGTATAGTATAATCATCACCAGGTATAGTGCCTGGTGACACGGCCTAGCGCTTGTGACGGTCACAAGCGACACGGGCTACACAACATTATAGGGGCGAAGCCCCAAGGAGACTTATCATGGTACGTAACACCCAGACCACCCAGACCACCCAGACCACCCAGACCAGCACCACCCAGACCAGCACCACCCAAACCGTCAGCAAGACAACCATCAAAATACTAGTCCTAGCCGTAGTTGATGCCTGTCGTAAGTCCACGGCCGCAAGCCAGTTGGCTGGCCAGGCCCTGGCCAGCGCGACCAGGGCCACACAAGAGGCGCTTGATGCGATCCTGGCCCCCGTAGTGCCGGATCCGCGCAAGCCGGATCCAACCAAAGTCAAAGCTTGCTGGCAGGCCTTAGACAAGGCCCTAACTGCTGCAGGCCTGCCGGACTCTACAACCTGTCGGCGCACAGAGATTGCGGAATCCGCGCCAGATGAGGCGCGCGCTGCTGCGCGCATTGCTGCAGCTCTAAGCCAGCGACTATCGCGCGCAACCAAGGCCGCCGTCAAGGCGGCCTGCGACGACGGTCGCAAGACTGTACGCGCTGGCAACATGACGCCAGAGCGTGCGGAACAGGTCCTTAGCAAGCGCCTGGCTGGCGTCCAGTTAACGGACGCCGACAAGCAAGCCCTGCATGACGCCTGCAGAGCCGGTGCAGAACTCACAGCGTCACCGGTGGCAGTCCAACCGCAAGTGACGCCTACCATTGCCAGCAATTTGCTGGCGTCATGCCAGCGGATCGCTGACACGCTTCCACCGCGCGAAGCATTAACAGAAGTGATGCGCATGTTGGAGAATGCGCTTGGGGAGACTACAAATTTGCCCGTAACGCCCACACCGGCAGAAACCAAGACCAAAGCGCGAACCAGGCGCAAACTCAAAGCCGCGTAAACTACGGCTTTGAGTCTAAGGCCCCTGGCATTGTTGCCAGGGGCCTTTTTTTTGTATCCTGTTGCCATGACTACCATGACTACCCCATGGTGCCATGACTACCATGATACCATGTTGCCATGACTACCATGACTACCCCATGGTGCCATGACTACCATGACTACCCCATGGTGCCATGACTACCATGACTACCCCATGGTGCCGTGTTGCTTGTGACCGTCACAATATAATAATGGTAGCATGGTGCATGGTGCATGGTGCATGGTGCATGGTGCATGGTGCATGGTGGCATGGTTACCATGGTGGCATGGTTACCATGGTGGCATGGTTACCATGGTGGCATGGTTGCCATGGTTACCATGGTGGCATGGTTACCATGGTGGCATGGTTGCCATGGTGGCATGGTTGCCATGGTGGCATGGTTGCCATGGTGCATGGTGCATGGTGCATGGTGCATGGTGCATGGTGCATGGTGGCATGGTTGCCATGGTGCTTGTGACCGTCACAACCGCGCGCTTGAAAGGAAGCGAAGGGGGTGGCGACATGCTTTGAAGTGGGTGCCTTGAAGCCTCGACATTGGGCACTTTGAGGGCCCGGACATTGGAATTTAAGGCCTTTTGATAAATTATACATACACCAAAAGGGTTTTCGTGTATGTAAATGGCAAATGCTATAAAGTTTCTGTTTTTTGCCGTAAATGTTGTAATAAACATTTTATCAAAAGTTCTGAAGACTTTAATAATTAAGGGGGTTAACACAAAATTGTATATGGTACTCTGTACCACTACACCACTACCCCAGTGTTACGATTACTATGTTAACAAAAAAATGTAAACACATTATACCCCTGTTTTTGGCCCTAGAGCCAACTCTTTAAAACTTTTGATGAAATGTTTATTCCAAATTTCAAGGCAAAAAACAAAAACTTTATATCAAAATGCGCTAAAATCATAGTTTAATCCACGTTTTTTGGCAAAAAGCCAGTGTTACGAATTTCGGAAAACCCAAGGCAAACCCAAAGTAAACCAAGGCAAAACCAAAGCCAAAGCCCAAGTTAAAATTAACGAAGCCCAAGTTAAAAATGATAAAATTAAATCAAAATTAAAACCCAACCACTTGAAAATAAATGTTGACAAATTATTGTAAATAGGGTATAATATAGGCACAAAATAAAAAAAGGACCAGGACAAAACCGCTCTGGTCCGAACATCAAAAGCCCTGGTACAACCACACGGAACAGAGCTTGTGACGGTCACAAGCCAAAAAGCCAGGGCGACAAAGGGGCGAAGCCCCAAGGAGAAACACAATGTCGACGTCCACCATCACTTCCTCTAACATCTTCGCCCACCCTTTCCTTTCTACTTCTGTCCTTCTTACCAGGACAGAGCAAGTAATCAACCGTACTCTGTCTCAAATTATCGCTGTTGATGACTTGGAGTCGGAGTCGTCTTTGGTAGGCTCTGTCTTTTGGCGGATCAAGGATCTGCTGGGTGAAGGCAGGGACATCATGACAGAGACAGAGCAGCTCTGTCACATTAGTTCTACGCTCCAAGCCTTGGCGTTAGTGGCCCAGGCAGACAGCCCAGTCCGTCAAGTATGCCAGGCTTGCCTTGACAGCCTTGTGACGGTCACAAGGCGCAAGGCACTTGTGATCCTCAACCACCCACTCTCACCGGAGCAGATCGAGGATTTATCAAAGACCTGGGGCGTCAACTCTGACGATATCATCAGTCTTCCTCCAGAGCTGAAAACGCTTTGGGCGAACATTCCGCCCGAAGCTGACGATATTCAAGTCTGCGCTCATGTCCAGCCCATCATCAATTGGGCCAGGAGCAGGGACATTGGCTTGCTGTCTGGCGACATGATTATCATAGGCGGTGAGCTGGTTGCTACGCTTGCTGTCATAGCAGGTATGGACAAGGATATTCTGCCCATATGTGCTACTACACGCAGAGAGTCTGTCGAGAAAACCATGCCTGACGGATCGGTTCAGAAAACGAACGTGTTTCGTCACGTTCGATTCAGACAAATACCAATACCAGTATCGACAAGGTAACATAACCAGCTTCACGGTGGTACAGCGTTCATTACCGCTGTACCACCGTGAAGCAAACCAACCAATATAATATACCAAAGACAAGGGACATGAGCCAAGCCATGAGCACGAAAGGCAAGAGCACAAAGACCCGCTGGCAGGAATTCTGCACCACGGCCCATCACTGGCTGTGGGTACAGATCCTGGCCTGGCGTTACGCCCGTACGCTCTTTCCTGCCCATGACGTCATCAAGGGTATCAATATCCTTGTCTTTGGCGACAAGCAGGCTACGACATGGCATCGTAAGTATTCACGGCACCATGCCACCGTCAATAATCCTTCCTCCACAAGCGCTATCATATCAGGCGCAGGCCCAATCGATATTCGAAACAAGATCGAAGCCGCTATCGATTGGGAATCTGCCAGATATACCAAGCCGGATAAGCCACTGACGGCTTACGAAACATGGCTTGGGTACTATCGTCATATCGACATGGTAGATACGCTCAAGACCTTGGGCTTGTGGGGCAAGGTACATTAATATCCTTATGACAGTCACAAGGATGCAAATACAACCAGAATAAAGGAGAATACCATGAACGAGACTCTGATTGATCTGACTAATATTGCAGCTTACTATGCAAAGCCCAAGGACTTCTTTACATCTAAAGGCATAACGCCTGACCCCTTTGATCAGTATGATGGGATCGCATGGGACAAGACAAACAACACGATTGTCCGCACGTGCATGGGCGAACCGCGGAAAAATTGCAAGCCCTGCAGTCTCACCGACAAGGACATTGCTGCGCTTAACGGCATGCTTGAGGACAGACTGATGGCGGAGACTGAGCAGCAAGAGTACGAGGACTATCTGCAAAAGGTAGCCAAGCCGCGGTTCGATCGAGCCCTTTCCTTCCTCCAGAGCCTGGCACCATACGCCAGGCACGAACGCTATGACGGCTATGTCAAGGGCAATGCAGAGTGGCAATTTGTCATGCGCAATAACTGCAGGATTGTTGTCATGCCTACGGATAGCCAAACCAACGGCTTCATGGCTTATCCCATGGAAGAACCGGTCTTGACCGTGGAATCGTTTGCCGATCAGGATCTGTCCAATGAGGAAATTCTGTCGAAAGCAAATGCGGCTATCGATAGACTCTGGCACGAACATGTTCAGGAGAAGACCAGGCGTTCCGATCCTGTTCTTGGGACATCCTTTTGGACAAAGCATATATAAGTAACATAACCAGCTTCACGGTGCCTTGTGACGGTCACAAGGCACCATTGCACCATCAACAACAAGGAGAATTACCATGAAGACCACGAACGAAAACACCACCATCAACACTTCTTCCTCCCAATCTAACTCGACTCAACCAAAATTCAATTGGGATAAAGCAAGGAAACAGATTATCAATCTGGAGGATACGCTGAAGCGTTCTTTGCGTTCTCAATCAGGCAAGTACGCTATCTTTCAATTTTCAGCTTATGATTGTGTGCAGGAATGTGGAGGATATTATGTAAACGATATATATTCAACATCGTATAGCATTGTCCTTCCTGTCGAGGCTCTGTTCCTTTCAGATACCAACTTTCAAGCAGTGGTACGAAAGGCCGTGAGCACACAGATTCAACGCACTGGTCATGTGCTTGCTGACAAGCAAGATGTAAGGCGAATATACGTTGATGAACAATATTCGACGATTGACTGCATCGAGCTATACGTCTTCAAAGATCGTCAAGTCTGTCCTTACGGACGCTTTGACCTAATTGTCGAAGACAGTGACAATGTGAAGTGAATCAAAGCAAAACAAAACAACATAGGAGAAAAGCCATGGAAAGAGCTAGAAAGATGCCAGTTATCTACGATTCTGGTTGGGTCAGAGAATCGGACGATGACAACGACGACAGGTATGATATGTATGACAAAGATAACTATGTATTCAACGAATATTGCGTTGAACATTATAGGAAACAACGTAAATACATAACAATAACTGTCAGAGGAGCAGTCGTTTATACTGTCGCGGTCATGGCAGTTGCTGCGCTTGTGACAGTACTGTTGCTGGATATCATTTGACCTTGTGACGGTCACAAGGTTAGAAGTGCAAGCGGTTGCAATTTAATCAAAGGAGAAACGTTATGAGCAAGACTATGAAGACTATGAAGACTATGAAGACTATGAAGACTATGACAGTCACGGAAGCTGACAAGATCAGAGCCATTCTTGACATGGCAAAAACGATTATAAACAATCTCTATGACCGATTGGTCAAAGACATAGGTGATGCGCAGAGAACAAAGGAACGCATCGAGAATGATTTACACGATGCGACAATGAAAGCAAGCTTAATGATCAGCACTATTGTTAAGAGTACAGGCGTAAGTGCAAGTACAAACATAAACGACTTTGCAAACGCCTTTATCGCATGGAGAATGCGGTTTAGGGAAGAGCAGGAGTCGGTAAAGTCGATGGTCGAAGTGAACAATACCAGCTTCGACAAGTCAGGAGAGATGCTTTATTTCCTTAATCTCGATTCACAAACAACAGAACTGCAATCTGTCTTGTCGATCATCTTTGATACTGTTGACAAGGCAAGTTATGTCTACCAGAGGAAAAGTTCCTTTGAAGAGAAGTACAAGGAATACATTCCTTTGGCTACAAAGATTGACGATTTGTCAGACAAGCTACATAAAGTCAACCGTCAATTGGAAAGAAGCAGAAAAGACTTGGCAAATGTCGAGGACATCAATAGTTACTTGTTCGGCAGTCCTGACGCCTTGACGTTAGCCAATCCTTCCTTCATAACTGACAAGATACGTGCTATCAATGTCAGTATGGCATTACAGGATCGGTCCTTCCTTTCATCGTCAACCAATCCTTCTTCAATAATCAGCAGGATACATACTATTGAGACTGGTATTACACCGCACGATCGGTTCTTCCTCATGGCAGCTCTGGTCATTGTGACTGTTACAAGGAAAAACTAAAATCAAAATCAAAACCAAAGCCAAAGTGTCTTGTGTCTCACAAATTTAGTTTTACGCTCCACAAAGTCTGTTGTGGAGCGTAGATGCGACACAAAATAGCCCATATAAACCACAAACCAAACGTATAAGGAGAAACACCATGGGAGCAAGCAAGGAAACCATCAGGAAGCAGAACGATAAGACAAGGAAGAACTGGTACGATTATATCGTCCGAGAGTCTTTCGCCATTCTGACAAACTTGCGACTCGATCTGGAAGGAAAACTGGCACACGCCAAACAGAGGCGCGATGGCTGGATCTGTGAGTATCACGCAGCCGAAGATCGACTGATTAGAACCAGAGAATATCTGAAGGAACGAGAGCCTGACTTTGAGGAAGAATACACTAAAGCAAAGGAGCATCTCGACAATGCCTTGAATGTTCTGGTAAGACGAAGGTATGAGATACAGGAGAAGATTCAAAAGAACAAGGGAAGAACAACAAAGTATCAGGAGTTAATCAATGCTTTGACTGACTTTACTGCTGAAAAGCGTATGATGGATAGGCTCACAACGAGGGATTACGGTTTCATTAACAACACCAATGTTCTGAACGAGGCACATAAGCAGGTAGAAGAGCAGGAGTCGAAGGTACGGACTCTTAGTCTCTGGTTGGAAAGAACATGGATCTTGACCGACTATCTTCAAGGCAGAACCAGACTTGCGTTGGACGATGCCTTGGTCAGGATCATTGACTTTGAAAAGGAATCGATGATCGACGACAGAGGGTGCCTTGTCCTATTGGTTATGATGCTCTTTGCCCATGACAAATACACGGAGGAGGCAGCAATAAAAATCGCTTGAAAATAAATGTTAACAAAAAGTTGTAAACATGTTATAATATAGGTAACAAAATGAGGAAAGGCCTATGGCATGGTGCCATGGGCCAGGTAACAAAAACAAGGCTGGTCGATACTTTGTGACGGTCACAAGCACAAACCAGCCACAAGGCAAAGGAGAATTGCCATGCAGATTACAGTCAACGAACGGGGTTTCTTCCCCACGTTCCAAGGTAACATCACGGAACAGGATATCCTTGATCATAATCCTGTGCTGAAGGATATGATTAAGAACCGGGCATCGTTCACGCTGCCTGTGCAGATATCTGCGTTGCCAGGTTTCCTGGCGGATATGTTTAATTACATTAACGGCCAGGAGTCATACAAAAACCCAAGGCACAATCTGTACCGTCACTTCCTTAACGACATCAACATCGAGCGGCATTGCCGTACAGTCGTTGGTGAGGAAGTAAGGGAGATTTTGGCCAAAGCCCTGGTTGGCTCGCCCACCATGCAGGGGCAGGAACGTACGAAGGGCTGGAAGAACGAAGACTACCTTTCGTTCTTTCAAAAGGGCTTTGTCAGTACATACAAGTTCACGTACTTGATGCCAAGCAAGTACGACAGTACAAGGATTGCTGCGCTTACCAAGGTACAGGTATTGCAGTCTTTGTACATTGTTATTGCGTCGAGATTTGAGGTCCTTGTTCACAATGACTTGGACTGGAAACAAAGTAGAGACGATCTGTATTATACGATCTGTCATCTTCCTTCCATTCTTTTCCGCGATGGTCTTGGGCGTCAGTTCGGTGCCATTAAGGACGCAATATACACTTCCGGCTTAACCAAGCGGCATATCATTAAGCCGGTCAAGTTTTTGCGCGCTGCCTTTCCTGCCTTGATAGAGCAGGAAGCCGCACTTGTGGGTCAGACTGTCGCTGATATCTTTCGTCAGGAGTTTTTGAAGAGTATCGAGGCAGTCAGGGTGTCCAATTATCCTTCCCAAGTATATACAGGAAGCTATACAAGTTCGCTTCGTTCCTGCATGAAGAACAAGGACAAAGAGATGTTTGAGTTGTACGACGATCTGCCTAATACCAGGATTGCCTATATCACCGATGGTGACGATGATGGGTGCATTATCGCAAGTGGGTGCATTATCGCAAGGGCCTTGCTTCACGATAAAGTATGCAACGAGGACACGGGCGAAATAATCAAGATCATGGATCGCATCTACGCTGAAGACGGCGATTGCGAAGCTATGATGATCAACTATGCTAAAGCGCATGGTTACTATCGCAAGATCAGACAGGCGTTGAATGTGAACAGGTATGTTGCACCGGACATGAAACCAGGCGATGACTATGTGGATCTGCCTAACATGTCCATTGCTGCATCACGCTGTGAGCCTGACACGTACAGTCTCGTACCGTACATCGACACGTTCAACGAGTACGCGACAGCTACGCCAGGGAGACTGTACACTTCCTTGACGGACGAACAAAGAGAAAGTGGTAGTTGTTTTACGTTGTGTAACGAAGATGGAGAAGTAGAAGGATTTACGACAAAGACAGAGAAGTGCATACATTGTAATTGCACTATTAATCTCAACGATCCGGAGTCATATTTCTTTACTGAAGATAACGACTACGTTTGCAACAATTGCTTTGAGGAAAAGTATTTCCGTTGTGATTGTTGTGATCAACATTTTTGTAAAGACGATACAGTAATCCACAAGACACCGGACGGTGACACTGTATGTGAAAGTTGTTTCAGCGACAAATGGTGTACGTGTGATGCATGCGGTGATGTCATTTCGCGTAACGATGCAAATTTTGTTAGTGTAATTAACAGTTACGACGAATGCTACTGTAAGGATTGTTATGACGGTCTTGTTAAAGACAATGAGATTGTCGAGACAATGTCAGGCAACGTAGTTTATATCAATGATGCTGAAAAGATCAACGAAGGTACAGACGACGAAGGCTACGAGATTCTGTTGAAATTCTCGAGAATGAATATCAGATTCTGCGAGACTTGCTTACGATTCTTTACACGAGAACATATGTCAGCGGACGATGACTTCCGTTGGACGTGTTGTCATTGTCAAAAGAGCAAAGAACAAAAGAGCGAAGAACAGGGTAACTAAGGAAGGAGGTATACCATGGGATGGTATTGGGAGATTGCAAGAAACGATGGGCAACGTTGTCTACACGTTGTTGACACGGCAAAGAACACGTCCGTTATGGAATTGTTGCCAAAGCAAATAACCACGAGCAAGTTTATAGACCTCGTTATCAACATTGGTGAGAAGACAACAAGCTATGACTATAAAAACATGGTTCGTAGGACAGAAAGATCGAGGCATAATATCAAAGGTAAATTGTTGCTGTGGAATACACAGTTTGAAACAGCATGGGACATAGCACGAGGGTTCTATTATATTCAGATGGGTCTTTGTCCAAATCGCCTTGTGACTAGCTATGGACGATATGCAGATCAAAGCATGAGCACAAAGTTTGCAGTTGTGTATCTGGACTCAGACGCTAAAACATTCTGGACATTGAGTACAGACGACGCATATGCTATGTTGTATGACCATTCGTTTGATACTGAAGACGACGGACACATAGACGAATTGAGGACATTGATGTCAACAATTGCGCGTTTTGCAGACACAGCCTCTGTATTAACGTTTGAATATATTATGGAGGAACGTTTGAAGAAAGTTGAAAAGATTTTCAAAGAGCAGAGACAGGAGGCCAGCAACGCTGAATTGGAAAAATTCATGTCGAAGATGACGGTGGAGGAAGTCTTTGCCGGCTTGGATAGCAAGCGATTGAAGGAGAACTCGACGTCATATCGTACATTGCTTCGCTGCTGGGAGTTGTCATTAAAGCGGTTGCAGGAAGGAAAGAAAACAAGATTGGAGGTAACGCTATGACACCATATTTTGATGTCAGGTATACAGAACAGGGTACGAGGATTACGATTGTAGAATCTGTGACCTCCGCGCGTCAGATCAACAGACTGTTACCACATTACATGTCGTTTTGGGAGTTGCAGACTATTATCTTTGAGATGCTTAAGAAAATCAATGTGAATTACGCATATGAGCGTTGGATCCAGTTCCTTGAATCACGTAGTTTCAAAGATGATATGGTGATAATCGATGGATCAAAGGATATGGGTGTGAACCACATGGTACATCAGTTATATCACACACAGGTGAACGAAGATTGTTCATATTTCCTGATCAGCAATGCATCGCCTTATATATGTATCATGGTAAACTATGAGAACCATGATCTTTGGATATTGACCAAGACAAGAGCGGCAGAGCTTGTCAATAACTATCTGATAGACACCGTAACAGATCCAAGGAATGCGATTCGAAATGTATTGACAATGCTCATACATATGACATCGTTTGTATACAAATTCTTCCTTTGTGACTATGTGCTTTACGATGCAGCGGCGAATGCTGGAAGTACCACTAACGGTTGGACATCGCTTATGCAGAGGATAACAACAGAAGAATTTGTAAGAAATCTACCGATCGAAGGTAAATCGGAGAAGGAGATAGAGCGCAAACGTCAGGTGTATAAGTGCTGTTGGGATCTTGTGTTGCAAAAACGATGGGGTGAAGTATGACTACGACAAATACAATGTATAAGCTGCGCCTCGATATTCCAAAGCGATTGCTCATGCTTATCAATGCCGATGCTTTGGACAATCGAAACCAAGGGTGCGTTGTAAAAAGTCATATGTTTCCAGAGCAGATAACGTTCAAAGCTTTTGCTGACGTGTTCTTTGAACTTAATCCGTACGGTACCAAAACGAAGAGTTAGTACAGAAGAGTTCGTTAAAGGAGTAAGATTCTACAGGAACACGCCCTACAACAGAAGAATATACAAATGTTGTTGGGACGTAGCGTTGCAACGTGGATGAAAGAAGCTGTAAACATATCAACAAAGACAGAAGGTAACAGATCATGAAGGCGAACAAAGAAACACACAAGTTGATGCAGCGGATAAATGAGGAGAAGACCAGGTGTGCAGAGATGCTGGGCTTCGAAGAGAAGTTGGCAAAGAAACTGAGCAAACGAATGGATGAACTGTCTGCATTGAACAAAGGAAATTTTACCGAAGACAGGGTGAACGATCTGAAACTGTATGTTAAGGTGAAGAAGGCAGAGCGGGAGATGTACTTTATTAGGCGGACTCTGTGTTTGAATGAACGAGACAGGATCGTACGACGCGCCACGATCAGATTATCGAATACCAGGTTCTCTTTCTCTGAAATGGTTTTCAGACAGGAGCTTGCGGTAGTTGAGCACGAGCTGAAAGACGTGGAGAAGAGCATTGAGAAGGTGGTTCCTGAGTATCTGGATGCAAAGCGGAATCTGGAATGGTATGTCGACTGTCAAAAAGAAGTGTCCGAAGTTACAGAGGCGTTGAGCCTTGCCAGAGCAAAGGTGACGAAGCTGCGCAGGGAATCGTCCGCACTGTCGAACTTGCTTGGGCTTGTCAATGACAGCAGCAATGACGAACAGACCGATACACAGAGCCTGGCGGAGGATCTGGAATGTGTCTCACCCAGGTTCAGCGGCAAGGAAGCAAAGGATATGTTGTTACTCATTTTGAAGCGAATGAATAAAGAGAACGACAACAACGAGAACGACAACAACGAGAACGACAACAACGAGGAGGCGATAATCATATGAATCACACGGACAAAGTTCTTCTGTCGACACTGTACAGAACCTATGCACCGTCGGGCGGCGAAAGAAACATGCGAAGTGTTGTGCGAATCGCCCTTGCAGGTATGCAACAGTATTGTTCGATTTCTCCAGAAGGCGTTGTATACAGACTGGAACCAGGCAAACCTTTGGTTTGTGCCCACATGGATCAGATAGGTATACGACCTTGTGTGAGCGTTGAATTCGAGACAAAGGGTGAACCGATCGTCAGGGGATTCGATGCTGTGGGTAAGCAGACAAATCTTGGGGCTGACGACAAGAACGGTATCTTCATAGCGTTGAAACTTATCCAGTCGTTTGGGAAAGACATCAACTTCATTTTTTCTGTGGAGGAAGAGATCGGTGGAGTATGTCGTGAGTTTCTACAAGGTTTCTCTGAAGAGAGAACAAATAGCATTCCGTACGGTTTAATCTTCGACAGAAGGGGCGGAGGCGATGTCATCGGTACAAGTAACGCATACTGCGAAGGGGATTTCGAAGACGCTGTGCTGGACATTGCGGAGAAATTCGGATATAGAAGGTCGACAGGTACATTCTCCGACTGTGACCATATCTCTGAATTCATTCCGTGTGTGAATCTGTCCTGCGGATATTACAGCGCACACACGGCAGGTGAGTACACCGTTTTGCCCGAGCTGGAGAATGCCGTAAACCTGGGTCATGCTCTTATTCGGGGCTTGGGCACGAAGTTTTTCAAGAGACCTGAATCAATGCCTGCGTCATGGTGGTGGAAGGATGAATACTACGGATGAGTTGGGCAGAGCCGTTGGTGAATTTCTGAATGAGGCACGGACGACGACCGAGCTTGAGACCAGACTGACAAAGACCATGTCCTTTGATGATCTCTGTACATTGCATGGCCTTATGCGCAGAGCAACAAAGCTGATTTGCTCGGCAAGGAATCTGTCCGGAGGAGCGATGCTGAAGAGCATTCGTCACGGCAGTAAGCTGACAGCAAAGGAGGCGAGCGACGCCTGCAAAACATCGAGGTTAAATTACCTGGCCTTCGAGCGGGGCAGGTACAACATCACAAGGGAGCGGATGGACAGGATGACAGGGCTTATTTTGAAAACGGCAAGCAACAAGGACAAGGACGAAGACACAATTACAACCACACAATCTGGAGGAAAGAACGATGCTTGAGATAATCATTCATGATAAACGCTATACTAAGGCAAAGCGTTTTGGGTTCACTCTGTCAAGTGCGAAGAGCCTGGTATCAAACGGCCATTGGGTGGAGACCGAAGGTGCAAATGATGTCTTTCCGTTCGATGTACTGGACATAGTTTTACAACTTGCTACCCGAAAGTTGTATGGCAAGACTGCGTTCTTTCATCATGGTGAAAACAGATGGACATCGGGACAGGTGCTCAAGTCTGTCGACAAGGGTACGCTCAACATCGCTGTTACAGGTGATGTCGATGTGACATATATCATTCGTTCCCGCCGTGTCAGTGTCAAAGACGCACGTTACGAAGCGGCTTATCTGCTTCGTGATGCAGCCAGTGTACTGGGACCGATAGCTGGCAAACAGTGATCAACAAACAGTGAATCTACAGGAGGAACAAACAATGAACGATGTGACAAAGAATGCAGAGATAGTACATGTAACTGATAATATTTCACAGCACATACACGCAAAGGATCTGATATCGTACTTTTACGATTGGTTGCCAATGACACGGAGGGACAGAAGGGAGGATGTCAGGAATTTGGCAGTCGACTACTATCTGACCATTACAGATGACAAAGGTCTGCCGATTATCGAATTGGATTCTGTGAACAAGAGTGTAAATTTGCGTCGTGAGTTCCTTGATCCGTTAATAGATAATCTGCAAAAAACCAACGATATACATCAGTCGACCGAATGTAAACTGAACAGTGTGACGAGTGAGCTTAAAAAACTCATTCGAAGAATTATTCGGGCCAAAGATGCCGATAATCCAAACGATACCATCGAAGATTGTCTGAACCAGATTTCGAATCTGCAGAATAACTATGCAGATACCAGACAAGAAATGATGGATCAGTTCTCTCAGGTATACAAGGAGATACTTCGAGATGTAGCGAGATATTGTCTTAAAGCAAAGACGAAAAACATTTGACCATAAACCATATCAACAGAAGGAAAGAACGATGGCACAGGCATCACCGAAGAAGATCACGAAGGTCTCCAGTCTGAAGGCAGTTGACAAGGACGCGGCACAGGTCGAGCAGCTAAAGGATCTGTGGGAAAAGCTTGGCGATATGTGCGAGGATGCGTTGGATGAGGAGAATGCGACTAGGCTTGTCAGAACAGGGGTCGAAAGGGATAAAATCATTCGAGAAATGGTTGACTTCGAAAATCGGATCGCATCGGGAGCGCTGGATAAACTGCTTGGGTGATCTGCGCCCGCAGATTGTCACTTGAATTTTTACCTTGAACGAAAGAGGATGACGGAGTAACATGGGGTCTCATCCTCTTTCGTTCAACCTCCGGCGGATGCGATATGGATAACGAAGAGCTTCAAATACGCAGGTACAGAACGGCCTGCGTATACACGAGCAGAGGCTACAAGGTCGTTCCGGTAGACACAAACGGTGTACCCTGTTTCTCGGGTTTCTACTCGGAGCACGTCAGATATACGGCCATCGACATTGCAGCCTGGCAATGGCTGTACCCCACAGCCAGCAACGCTCTGGTCTGCGGCGATCCCAAATCGAAGATCGTGGCCCTTGACATTGATGTCGACGACTACTTCGCAGTTAAGGAACTTCTGGATTTCATCTTGGAGATGTGCCCCGAGGGCAAGCATCCGCTGATACGCAAGCGCAACCATTCGATGCGTGCGGCCGTTGTGTTCAAAGCCAAAGACGATCTGTTCAATCGGGTATCGAGGGCCAGGTCGGCTACATACGTTAACCCCAATGGTGACAAGCAGGTCATCGAGTACCTGGGTTGGAAGAGCCTGCTCACCATGGACGGTGTTAGCAGAAAGAACAAGCTCTCATGGTACTCCGGTCTTGGTCTCTGGCACAAGGATAAGGGCGCTCAACTGGATGACAAGATCCGTATGCCGGGTATCCTTGAGCTTGGCTACGACGATCTTATGAAAATATTCGACGCCTACGAAGCGTCGATGAACTTAACCAAATTATTTACTAAAGTATCGAATCGAAGGATGGCGCCTTCGAGGTACCAGCCAAAGGAAACAATCACTTCCTCCACAGCAATATCTACAACAGAAACAACAGCACCCAGAGTATCCAAGGTATCGCCCAAAGTTGAAAAAGTTTTTACGGAAGAAAGCAAATCAAAGACAAATTCTGTTCCTCTAAGCGATGAGGAAATCGATTTCATTCTGAACAACACCGATGGCAACGACAGAGAGAATTGGTTGAACGTTGGCATCGCACTTTGGAACCATTACAGGGGATCTCTTGAAGGATTTGAGCGTTGGGATACCTGGTCGCAGCGGTTCAGAGGAAGAAAGAGTGACCAGGATCAGCGGTATCATTGGTCGACCATGGGCAGCTATCCGCACATGACGTTGAACGTTCTGAGCTCCCGTATCAACAGAGAGAAGGCACTGACAACAGCCTTCATGAAGGAACCGGATACGTTCTTCGATGCCTTCAGGGCCAGCGTCAACAACAAAGGCAGTGATGCGCCGGGTTCGGCAGTCCAGAAGAGCGAAGAGGAGTACAAGTGGATGCTGGATAACTTTGTACTCATTGCACAGGGCGGACTGGTGGGCGATATGACCAAGTCCGCTGCGGACTCGACCAGAACCATTGCCCAGATGCGGGATTTTTACAGAAACAAGAAGTATGTGGTCGAAGTCGTCGGTCCTAACGGACAGAAACAGAAGAAAAAGTTCTCCGCCTATGACCGTTGGCTCGAAGATCCCAACCATTTGGAGGCCTGGTGCACAGCCTATGTACCTAATGGGCGAAGACTGATCCTTGGTGGCACATTCTCAGGACAGCCGGAGAATTTTTACAATACTTATTGTCCACCGATGCGACGTTGTTTGCAGCCAATCAAGGATCCGTATAAGGCAACGCCCAATATCAAACGTTTTCTGGATCACATGGCCTATCTCTTTCCAAATGACCAGGGTGAGTGGATGCTCAACTGGATGGCTCAGATGATTCAGGAACCGGAGGTCAGATACAGAGTCTCACCGTTCTCCATTTCTCTCTTCGAAGGCACAGGGCGTGGCTGGTTGACCGATGTGCTGGCAAGACTGGTGGGGCACAGCAACTTTGCAACGGTGCGGGATGTCATGGACATCGTACGACCGGGAGCCAAATCAGGGTATCTGGACGGCACGGTTCTTCTGGTAGTCAACGAGGTTTACGTCTCGGGCAACGATAGATTTTTTCTGCTCTCCCAGCTCAAGACCATTCTTTCGGATGACACGCAGGAGATTGACGTCAAGTACGGTATACATACGCACAATCAGAGAATTTATACCAGAGTATTCTTTCAGAGCAACCATCTGGATGGCCTGGTCATCGACGAAACGGACTCTCGCATTCAGCCCTTTGTCAACAGAGCCGAGCCCAAGTCCAAGGCATACTATGATTCGTTGTACAGCCTGTCGGAGCATGAAGAATTTTTGGACGAGATTTACACATACTTGATAAAGCGCAAGGTCGACATATCCTTGCTCAAACATTCAAGCGATACCGAGGACAGGAAGGCTGTCATTAAAAGTTCTAAGTCGCCTACGGCCTTGGCCTTCTTCGAGTTTAAAAACCTTGTGGGTGTGAGCGGTGTCTTTACGGAATCGATTGTAAACGACTTCGTCTATGAACACGTGAAAGTATTCTCGCCGGACGATGCCATGGTAAACAGCAGAGAATTTCGGTTCCTCAAGAATTCACTTAACAAGTTGCAGCGACGAGTACCTGGGCTAGCATCAGCGCCCAGAAGTTTCGGCTTCTTCGAGAACAAAACAGACAGTGAGATAAAACAGAGTATCAGAAAGACGGAAGTGGCAATTCACAATTACTTTACACGGAGGAGATGACATGGATGCACCCAGCAACGAAATGTACACAGGCAAGGCGATACGATTTCTGGCCCGACTGGCCGGAGGGACAAGACCTCTGGTCGACATTATGAATGTACCGGACGACGTTGTCTCTTATCCGACAGTGCAGCGAGCGTCGCTCACAGCCAAAGGCTTTACTAAAGAGAAGCAGTGGCAGAGACTCTTCGACGAGCTGCATTCTCCCAGCAGTGAACGGGCAAAGGAACTTGTCGAAGACATTCGGTCCTTCGTTCTGGTCATACGGGATCTGGTTGACGCAGGTATCTTGAAGATTGCCAGCGAAATGGCTGCCCTCGATGCATTGTGTGAGTCGCAGGAGGAAACGCAGGTACAACCAGAGGAAGATGACGATGACGATCTGTTCAAATTCATCTCTGTTCCGGAGATCAGAACCATACATGCTACGCAACAGCACGAAAAGAACGTAGCCGAGCAGATGCAACAAGAGCCGGAGCCGGAGGAAAAGAAGCCTGAGAAAAAGTCTTTTCTGGAAACGTTTATAAACGGCGGAGAAGAGAAGAGGGAGTCGGAGGTTCAGCACGACAAGTCAATAACCGATCCTTTCGAATCCGACCTTGATCGTTTCCCCGACGTTTTTGATAGCGGCGAACACAAGTTTTAATTTATAATGATTCATCTCCGGTCGTCAATGTCTGACGATTGGAAATTCAAACGTGACCGAAGGTCACAAACACAAGGAGGGTAAAATGAGTTACTGGAAAAAAGCACGGCCCGAATGGTTGACTGAGAAAGCTCTTTTGGATGGGTTACAGGGAATTCTCGATGGTGGCCAGTTCTGGTCTACTATTGAAGGAGGCTCTGTTGGCCCAGTGGATGTTATCTGGGACTATCAGCAAGATGGGCTGACAACGCCAGGAGATCCGAACGGTGTCCGAGTGTGGGGAGATGGTAGTGGCCCTTATGTATTTTTTACAGGGGAGCTTGGAGACAATCGTGTTCAGCATCCCATGTGGAGCGAGACAAGGCGATTGCTTGGCGAGTGGGAGATTACTGCTAAATCCACTCGTGTAAAACGCAGTTAGTTATTGTGCATAACCTTCGCCCACAGTACAAGTGGGCGAAGGTGTACAGAGTCATAAACAGAAAACAACGAAGCACAGCCATGATAACTATGACCGCCGGGGAGTTGGCCGAATACTGCGGGGTCTCGAAGACGGCAGCCAGAAACAGGCTTATGCGCTACGAGTTGGGTCAGCTGATTGAAGAGCAGGTGCTGACAAAAGGTAAGATGAAAACTCGCAGCAGAGAGTCACACGGGAGAAAGCCGCAGAGAAAGACAGATGGTCAGGGCACAGCCGAATGGCGGAGGCTGAAGAACGAGCCACGAGGCGCAGACAAAAGTGAGAAGGCATTTGACAAATCGCTCAGCGATGAAAAGATACAGCAACTTTGGCGCGACGACAAGAAGTGGGCAAAGTCGCATGGTGTAAGCTTTGAAGAATCAGCAAACAGGAGACAACATGAACAGGAAGGATTCGATTGACAGCAGCATTGTACATTTGCAAGCTATTGTCAGCATCATTGATTTCGATGACAGGAGTCAGACCACAGAGCTTTTACGACAGGCCGCTTTAAGCAAGCTGACCGAGGTACAGAAACTGATAGCAGGTGATGACCATGAAACAGGACAGCGGCGAGTTGCAACCAAGAAATCTGATGATACAGCCGATCAAAGTTTTTCGTTTGTTGCGCCGGATACTTCGGAAGTTGAAGAGTCGGCACCCAAGGCAGAACCTAAAGTAAAAGAGGCAGAGCCACCCAAGGCAGAGCCTGAGCCGGTACCTGCGATTATTGCTCAGGCCAAACAGGCCATTGAGGAAGCGACGAAGGCCGAGGCTGGGAGCGACGGCGGAAATCTTTGGGAGGAGTTGCAGGAAAGTAACCGACAGGTTGCGCCGGCACCAGAGCCGGAGCCTGCACCTGCACCCAAACGGCGCAGGAAACGACGCACCAAAGCAGAGATCGAGGCTGAAGACGCTGCTACAATACCAGTCGCTGACGAGGAGCTCAGGGAGAGACTGGAAGCCGAGGCACAGGTTAAAGCGGAAGCTGAGGCGCAGGCCAGAGCGGAAGCCGAGCCACAGACTGAGCAGCAGGCAGACACTGTATCTGTCAACAGTGACGATGCTGACTGGATTGCCATGCTGGAGGAGAACAAGGAGCCGGAGACAACGACTGAAGATGGGAATGAAATCGTCGATGTCGATGCCGAGCAGAAAGAATACGTCGATAAACTGGCCAGAGCAAACGAGAGCAGTGTCAAGGCGGCTGATGCACGGGATGCGCTCAGGCAGAAGACCACAGATCAGGCGCTTCAGATGCTCAATCAACGGTTGGAGGATCCGGAGATTGCTGAGCGATTTCGTAACAAGGGTACGGATGTCAAGGGAAGTGCCGGCTGGGAGTATCGTGGCTCTGTGCAGGAGGATAGCGGCCTCAGTGAGGAGGCGGAAGCGGTACGTGACGAGATTTTTGTCCGCCCCACTCTGGACACGGTGAGTGTGTCGGAGATTGTGGTCGAGGGTGCTAGACAGCCGGCCTTCACACCGACTGTGCTCTATGCCGACAAGACCGGCAAGGTGACTGATCTGGCCCCGCGCCCTGTGCTTGGGAAGAAGTACACGCTGACTGCACCTCGGGGTGCACGGATCGCATCGCTTCTGGCCAAGCGGACACCGCCCAGGTCAAAGCTGATGGCCAAGGCCGAGGCAATGTTCCTGCCCCTTATGGCGAAGTTTATCATTGATCCCAAGGATGCGCTCTGGGAACCCTATGACCCCGAGCGTTACAAATACCCTGAGAGCGAAAGAGACAAAGACAAGAAGGTCATACGTGTAACATCGGAGGCGATGCGGAACAAGTCGTATCTGGAAAACATTGCAAACATCACCGACGACTTTATCAGAGCAAACGATGTAACAGCCATCGAGGTGGCCAGAAGTATTCCCAAACAGGGTAATCATCCTCTGTACAAAAGGCCGTATTCCTTCCTCTCCTGCCTGTCGGGCACAGAGGCTGGGCCTTATGTAGCGGTGCTCAGGTCTTATACCAACTACATGGCCGATCCGCTCTTCCTTTTCGACACACAGCGGATCACAGAGGCAAGGCACATCGGTATCTGGATGCCCACGGTTACCTGTGAGGAACATAACTTCGATCTCAGGGCCACAACACTTGACGATTTCAAGAACGAGTGTGGCGGATGGCCTGCTCCCCACAAGTCTTCCGTGCTCTGGCGCATGTACCGTGACGGAACCATGGAAGAGTTCATTCAGTACTGCGATCCGATGGGCGAATTGCTCTGCCTAATGATGACGGTACACGTTTGCGAGCGCTTGTACGAAAACATGAAGGTTATGATCGAGCGCTCGAAACTTATGCGCGTACCATTCATCTGAGTTATTCATCTGAGTAATCGGATAGGGATCAAACTTTGGAGGAGAAAGACATGTCACATCTGGAACAACTCTCAGACTGGTTGCAAGCGCACCCAGCACCGAAACGTGGTCACGCATATCTTTCTCCTTCCTCCTTCGCCAGATATCTGAAGTGTCCGGTGAGTGCGAGGAGGGAGAATGTAGTCGAGCAACGACGATTGTACCTGTGCGATTTTCTGGCCAACTCGCCGGACTACGACGTGACGGCGAAGAACCTCATGCAGGCGGAGACCGAGGCTGCGGACGATGGGAGCTTCTGTCACAGAATTTTTGAAGATCTGATCAGAGACACTTCGCTTCTGGCAGAGAACAAGGATCCGATGGCCGAGACCCAGCGGCTCATTACCTTCTTCCTCAAGCGCTATGGTGCTACGGAGGCTTTGCAGGATGATCTCCAATTCAGGAGTGACTTCGCAAAGCAGATTCTTTGGGTCAAAGAGATTCTGAAGAAGGCTCTGTGGTTCAGAAACGAAGTGCATATCCCTTTGGTTGGCATGGGTGTCTGGGGCACGGCGGACCTAGTCTTCGAGACAGAGAATCGTATTCATATCTACGATCTCAAGACCGGCAGGCTGGAAGTAAGTGCCGAGAACAATGAACAGTTTATGACCTATGCTGTGGGTATCATGGATGCCATCGGCTGGGATGTAAAAGACATCGAATTTGGTGTGGTTGGTGTGCGCTTTGAATCCAATACCTTCCTCATGAGCGCAGAGAAGTTGAAGGCATGGAAGGAGGATGTGCTCAGACCCGGCATTGCTGAGGCTCACAACCCCGGAGCTGCACCGCTACCGGGACTGCACTGCATGCACTGCACGGCCAAGCAGTTCTGCAAAGCCTGGTTTGACATGGCCAAAGAGACACTCGATAGAAACATGCAGATTTTCGACAATGACCATGGCTTTGCAGAGCGGGACAATACGGAGCTGATCGACGCTTATATCTGGGCAAAGCAGGTGGAGAAATTCACGAACGATATGAAGAACGAGATAGCCCTGCGCTTCGAAGGTCTCTCCGATATCGAGTCCGACGGTCGTGTCCGCTACGTCAGACCGAAGCCTATCGCCAAGTACAAGGATGAGAAGGCTGCGGCAAAGTATCTGGAGGAAAACTTCCCCGTTCAGGCGGAGGAGTTTGTGGTCAAAAAAGCTGTCAACCCGGCGCTTTTGAAGGAAGTAGTTGTTGACAAGGTGTACGATGATCTGGTAGAAGTGGAGTCACGGAAGCCGTACATCAAACTTGCATGAGGACCGGCATGGATGCGAGGGAAATGCATCAGATGATTCGAGAAATTCGGGCCGATTTGTACTCCGCAGCAGACGTGTTTAACATGCTTTCGCTTGACGGCTTTGATATCGAAAGCTCGGGCTTTGGTCAAAGTACCATCAGGACCAACGCCAAGTTCTCTGCCATGGCCAGCTTGGCCAGAACCTTGCTGCGAGACCTGGCCAAGGTGCGTAAGGAATTCAACAAGGCTTCTCTGGTAATGGCCAGAGAAGGCATCGAACAACGGAGGAAGGAAAGAATTCAACGAACAATGGGAGGAGGTAACTGACAACTGAGATCTGAGATTGTACCGACTGAGACTGAGCTTATATCAAATGATTTTGAAACTGACTTTGAAACTGATGAGGACACCATGAAGAAGGGAACGGTTATTATTTGTGACGCTGCTGCTGGTATTATTCAGCTCAACAACGTGCGCATGGTCTTTGCCAGGCTGTGGGTGCCGAACGTGTATCAGGGCAAGACTACGGGTCGGCAGACGGCTGTGTTCTCCTTCACGCGCAAGGAGGCACAGGAGTTGAAGAAGGCGATGGACGTGGCGCTAAACATCATGCGGAAGGTTGACCCCAGCGTACAGCGGGTCTCCGATGCCACGGACAATCGCTTTCCGGCATGGGAAGATAAGAAAACTCACGAAAAATCTATGCAGCTCAAAACTAGTAATTCTGAGGCTTATCCTGCGAATTATATTGATAATAAAGGTTTTATCGTACGCAATCCTTCGGAAGCATATGAGAAATATTTCTACGCAGGTTGCCGAGTGAACGCCAAGTTGCAGTTCACTGCCAGTCCCTCCAACAGGAGTAAGGGTAAGGTCGATCTGTGGTCGAACCTTATCGCCATTCAGTTCGCCGCTCACGATACTCCCATCGGTGGGATGAGTGACGAGGCAATTACTGATGGCTTCGGAGCTGTGGACGTGGAGCTGCCGGGCGGAACGCCGGTGCAGAACGAAACGAGGATTCAGGATGCCCCCGCTTCGGCAGCTCCACAATCCACGCAGAGCAATTCCGCTCAGGTTTCGGGCGACGATTTCTTCGCCGAGTTCGAGAGCTGAGTCGAGCTGATTAATCAACCATGACCATGACCATGGTTCATCGAGCCATGGTCATTACATCCCGACGAGCGCCGTATGGACAGATACGAATACAATGCATTCGTTGAAGGTCTGACGGCGCTTTTTCAAAAGCACGGATTGGACGCCGACTGTGCCGACCTGGTTCTTCAGGCGGGCGTCGGCGTCACCGAGTCTTATATGCACGATCTTGGCATCGCAGTTGATTTGCACAACGACAGAGTTTACGTGAGTGTTCTGGATGATGGTGTAGGTGAAGATTACGCCAGAGAAAAAGTGCAGCTCTTCGCCCGCATGCTCAAGCGTCGTATCGACTGGATGCAGAACAGGATACGACCCAACGGAGACAAAGAATGAAGGAAATAATCTATGACCTCGAAGTCATGCCCAATATCTTTCTTGCCGGATTCTACGACCCTGCAAGAGACAAGTGCCTGTTCTTTGAAATGTCGCCTTTCCACAATCATTACCACATGCTGATTCAGTACCTGGAATATTTGAAGAAGCAAAACGTGGTCATGGTGGGGTTTAACAATTACTCTTACGACTACCCTGTCCTTCATTCTCTCCTCCATCTGACCGAAGACAGACTAGCAGTGCCCAGAGCATGGAAGAAGAGTTGTGATATTATTGGCTCCATGAAAAAGGGTGACAGATTTGGGCATGTGATCTGGGACAGAGACATGTACATTCCACAGCTCGATCTCTTTAAGCTGCACCACTTCGATAACAAGGCCAAGACAGTGTCGCTGAAGCGTCTGGAGTTTAACATGCGGCGCAAAGACATTGTTGAATATACCGAAGGTTTTGACCACATGTTAACAAGTGAGGAAGAGATTCGACAACTCAAGGAGTACAACTGCTCTGATCTTCTGGCCACGGCCCAGTTCAGGCAGATGAGCGAAGAAGCTGTGTCGTTCAGGGAAACATTGATCCCGGAGTTTGGCATCGAGGTCCTGAATTACAACGACACCAAGATCGGGGAGAAGCTGATTCAGAAGCGACTGGAAGAGCAGTTTGGCTTGGGAGCACTCTATAACTTCGAGGAAGATGAATCGGGCGTCTGTCGCAGGAAGCCCAAGCAGAGTTTCAAAGAGTACGTCGACCTGAAGGACATTGTCTTTGACAGGGTATTTCAGTTCGAGGTACCCGTGTTCCAGAAAGTGTTTCAGTTTATGAAAACTCTTCGCATCTTCATTCTGGGTGCTCGCTACGAGTGGTCGGATAAGCCCAACTATCTGAAGATGCAGAAACTCATCGAGCGGTGCAAGGTGGAGTTGGACAGGCTGGACAGAAAGTCGGAAGCATACAGGGAATTGAAAGAACAGATTGCAAAACTTAAGGAAATATATCAGGATTACAACATCTCCGTTGTCCATGACGATGTCAGCTTCGAGTTCGGGAAAGGTGGCCTTCATGCCGCCAGACCGTGGAGCGCATTCAGAGCGACGGAGGGGTATAAAATCGTAGACGTTGACGTGGCATCCTTTTATCCTTCGATTGCTATCGAATACCGGATGCACCCCGAACATCTGCCGATGGAGTTTACGGATATTTACGGAGCACTCAAGAAGGAACGTATTCTGTACAAGAAGACTGATCCTGCCAGGGCCAAGATGTTGAAGCTGGCTCTGAACGGAACCTATGGCAAGACCAACAGCGTGTATTCTATGCTGTATGATCCCGAGTATAGTTTACGTACTGTAATAAACGGGCAACTGATGCTTCTCATGTTGTGGGACATGCTGACAACCTCCCTTTCGACTGTTAAGTTGATACAGGCCAACACAGATGGCATCACATACTGGATTGCAAACGAAGAGATTCAGGCTGCGCAGGAGATATGCGTTAAATGGGAACGCATGACGCGGATGGAGCTTGAGTTCACAGAGTATCAGAGCATGTTTGTCAGGGACGTAAACAACTATGTAGCTCTTGGCGTTGATGGCAAAATCAAGGCCAAGGGCGCATACAACTGGAGCGAATTGTACAGGGACAATGCGTCTGGGATAGCCTGGCATAAGAACCACAGTGCGGTTATTATCCCCATGGCTGCGACGGAAGCGCTCGTGCATGACGAAGATGTGGGAAATTTCATTCGGTCACATGATAATGTATATGATTTTTTCGCCTGCACGAACGTTAACCGGTCATCGCGTTTACTCTGGGGCAACGACGAGGTTCAGAGGAACACAAGGTATCTGGTCAGCAAGGAAGGAAAAAACTTTACAAAAATAATGCCTCCGACCAAATCCAAACCCGACCTCGAACGTGCCATCAGAGTAAATGCGGGCCAGAACGTTACGCCGTGGAACACTGTGGAAAGCAACAACGCCTCGGATTATGACATCGACTACGATTGGTACATAGCCGAGGCGTTGAAGCTGATAGAGGGTTTTTAACAGCAGTCCTCATTAACCTTTTCTTATGGGAGATTTACCATGGAAACAATCGATGTACAAAAAGATGTAACTGTGTTCAACTTTCAGGATGCGCATGAGGTGCGTACCATCATTAGAGACGGTGAACCTTGGTTCATTGCCAGAGATGTATGCGACATTTTGGAAATCGTCAACGTTAGCGATGCGTTAAGTGCGCTAGATTCCGACGAAAAAATGACTATATCTAATACCGATAGTCATTCGGGTGAACGTGGCGGAGCACAAAGCTATCTCATTGTGAACGAATCTGGTCTTTATGCCCTTGTGTTTAAGTCTCGGAAACCACAAGCTCAGGCTTTTCGTAAATGGGTAACGTCCGAAGTACTCCCTGCCATTCGCAAGACCGGACAGTACAGACTGGAATATGTAGCACCCAGTGTCTACGACACTGCTGCCAGTACATTCAGCGGCTATGCGCGAGTGGCGAAACTGTTTGGTCTTGAAGGCAACGCTGCTCTGATCTCTGCCAATGTGGCGACCAGAAAAGTTACAGGTATCGATTTTCAACACGACCTGCAAATTGAGCTGAAGACTCCTGATCAGCAGTATCTGCTTACTCCGACTCAGATTGCGGAGCGGTTGCATTTGTCCGGGCCCAGAGAGGCAAATCGTTTGCTCGCTGCCAAAGGTTTGCAAACCAAAGAATCTGGACAGTGGGTTCCCACCGACAAGGGCAAAGCATTCTCTACACTTCTGGACACAGGTAAAAAGCATACGAATGGCTGCATGGTCCAGCAGCTTAAGTGGAAAGAGTCTGTGCTGAAAGAATTCGAATTGCTCTAAGGAGAACAACGTGACTGTGATGATTGGAGGAGAGTTGACCTGCCCCTTTGTGGGTAGGATCCCTGCACGGATGAATGAGGCGGCCTTTCGTAAAGGCTGCCTGGCGTGTCAGCAGAAGGCAAAGCTCAGAAAGCAGGCGCTCTGGGGCTTTGTTGATGCGTCGGAGGTCAAGAAGTACGCCATGTGTCATAGCTGTAAAGTGGGCAAAGACATCGAATCGGGAAAAGAGTTTGTTCCTCTTCCGAATGTAACCATTGTCAGAGACGATATGATTCGCTTCCAGCATGCAGAGACGGTGTGCACAGAAATAAAGCGCAGGTTTGTGGAAGAAGGGATGGACAAAGCACTGGCCCATGTGATAAGAACAATCAAGGGACAGACAAACGAAGTACTCAGTGTCAGAAAGATGTCGGTGTTGACCGGTGTGCCCAGGCGTTCGCTTCGGGCTATTCTTGCAAACGAAAGATGGAAGGAGGAAACGACATGAGGATTGTTGATCAGAAGGCAACGATTGAAGACTGGACAAAGATGACTTTGTTCGAGCGTGTCGAGCGAGCAGGGCGCATCTGTTACAATACGATGAACAAGATCGCTCTGGGCACAGCAGAGCCTTTCGTTCTGGGTCTGATCGAGCGCAGGCACTATTCACCTCTGGAGTTCGGCAGATTCACGACAACAGACGGCAAGGATCTGAGTATCAGAGAAGCTCTGCGACTTGACATGCATGACTGGAAAACTGCAACACCTTCCGATCTCTGGATACCTGTGCACATTGTAACCAGCAGAGCAGTGTCCCATGAACTAGTCAGACATAAATACCGAATCGCTTTCATGCAGGAGAGTCAACGCTATGTCAAGTTCGGTAAACACATTCCCTTCGTCCGTCCTTCTGCATTCTTCAAGCCCGGTTCACCTGCTGAGGACAATTGGGTCGAGGCCATGCTGGTTGCGGAGGAAGGGTACAACGAGGCCATTCGTGAGAAACAGAGCCCGCAGGCTGCTCGTCTCGTTCTTCCCAACAGCACAGCAACAAACATCCTGGTTTACGCACACCCCGAGGAGTGGGCCTATATCTTTAGGCTGCGGTGCAGCGCAGCCGCAGACCCCGGTATGCGGGAACTGATGATACCGCTTAAGGAAGAGATGCTGGCCAGAGGCTTCATAACACCCACCATGATCGAGCAGGCGGGGAATTACTGATGACAACTTTGCCTTTTGTCTTTGTTCGTTGTCCTTTGCAACGCACCATGATTGCCATCGAGAAGTGCATGCAGATACATCGAAAACGGGACTGTATGTCCAGTGAATGTGCACCCAGATGCGAGTTGGCCATGAAGCGACTGGCCAGAGGGAAGCAGTCATGAAGGAAAGCGAACTGGAACAGGAATGCTGCAAGCTGGCGTGGACCTTTGGTTGGAGCAATCTCAAAGGGTTCGGTCGCAGTGGTGGGGCAGACAGAATCTTCTTCAGAAAAGGCAGATGTTTCTTTGTCGAATTTAAGGTGGGCCACAATAAACAGAGCGGCAAGCAAGTGAATGAAGAATTGCTTTGTCAGGAAAATGGTACATCGTATACTGTGGTGCGAAGCCTGATGGAGATGCGAAACGTTCTTCTACAACAGGAAGCAAGGGAGGAAGTACAATGATGACACTACTCAAGGTATTATTTGGTATCTGGTATGCAGGGTTCTTTGCGGGCTTCGGCCTGTATCTTTTCAAATATTGTGATTATATTTTGCATAGAGATTATTATTTTTCCGACAAACATTTGCGCGAGCTGTATATCCACGACCATCAGCCCATGATGATCCTGAGGAATTGGCTCTTCTACTGTTGTCTTTCGTGGTATGGTGTGTGGTCCTTCATTACCAAAGATGACTGAGTGATTGAGTAATCAAGCAGGTAATAACCACCGGGATAATGGATATGTTCACGGTAAAAGATTTACATCAGACTCAGAAGGACTGCATCACATGGATGCTTGGCAGGCAGTCCGGCTGTGTCGCGTCGGAGTGTGGCAGCGGCAAGACCGTTATGGGTTTGACTGCTTTCCTCATTTACAGAAGGAAGACGGGTATCAGGCTGCCCATGCTGGCGGTGTCTGTGCCCAAGGGTGTCAAGGAAACGTGGAGCGTCGAGCATAAGCGCTGGCAGCACTTGAAGGATCTGAGGGTTGCCACTCTTGCCGGCACACCTGCCAGACGGGAGAAGATTCTCGAAGATGGCAATTTCGATGTGCTCTGTGTATCCTACGGGCTTTTGAACTGGCTGGCAGAGCTCAAGAAGATAGGCTTCCCAAACACAAATTTCTCCTTCATCTTCGCAGACGAAGGCTCCTGCCTGAAGGGTTACGCCAGCAAATGGCGCGTGGCCCTTTCGATTCTCAGCATCGGTGCAAATGCCAGATTCATTGCCACGGCAACCCCTGCACCACATGACGCAATGGATTACTGGGGCCTGGTCAAGTATCTGGACGACGGCAGATGCCTGAATGCAAAGACAATAAGTCAGTTCAGAAGTATCTACTGTCAAGCTTTTCCCATACCCAATACAAGTGGTGTTTTCTATCGTATCAAGAGCAGGGAAACAGCTCGTGAGATCGAAAAAAAAGTAGCTCCGTTTTTCTACAGCTTCGAAACGCCTGAGGTACCGATCGAAATAGTCGATGTGCTCTGTTCGCTGTCACCCGAGTCTATGGCCTTGTACAAGCGCATCGAGAAGGAACAGTGTCTGAACTCGATTGCCGACAGGGAGACGGGCAAGCCGGTTATGGACAGGTCTCTGGGTGCCATGGATCTGGCCAACAAACTGGCCCAGGTCGCCAATGGCTTCGTCTATGTGGACAAGGTTCTGAAGCTTTCGCCCGAGACCATTGCCGAGCTGGAGCGGACAGAAGATGAGAAGGAAGTTAGGCAGATCATGAAGAAGAACAGTGTCAGGGAAACAATCAATCTCTTCCCCGATCGCATCGAGCTCTGCAAGAAAATGGTCAAGGCTGTACGGACCAAGCATCCCAACTCTTCGATAGCTGTTGCTTATCTTTTCACCCATGATCTGAAAGTTTTGCAGGAGGCGTTTCCCGAAGGCGTGTCAGATACAGAGGAGAACATTGCTGCCAGATGGAACAGAGGAGAAATACCGCTCCTCTTCCTCCAGTACGCCAGATGCTCCAAGAGTCTGAACCTGCAGCAAAGTGGCTACGTGCTGATTATGTACACCAGTACCTTTAACTGGGAACATGACTATCAGATAGCCAGACGCTTTGCCAGACAGGGACAGAAGGCACCCAAGGTCTATGTCTATCGCTTGCATCTAAAAGGCACAGTCGACGATCTGAAGAGCAAGGTGCTGGACAAACGGGGCAACAGTCATGTCCGTTTTCAGAAGGACATTCTGCGCTATGCCACAACTGCTGCGGCATAGCGCAGAATGTTACATAAAGCTTGTGCTTTACACGACAGGACGTTATACTTCTTCAATACTTTTTATAACCTTACAAGGAGGTTACCATGGCATGTGGATCGTGTGGCAAGGCCCGTCAGGGCACAGGTGCTGTCAAGAGTCGCAGGCGCGAGAGTGCAGGCGATGTGTCGCAGGCTCTGGCCAACGAGCAGAGCTCCCCTCTGGCCGGTGATACCACCGGTTACAGCGACAGATTGCGCAACTATTTGCAGGAGCTCAGACGCCGGCGAGGCTGAGAGGACAGATTATGGAACTGGTGCCGACGGACAAGGCGAAATTTACACTGGCGAAAGGGATTCTTCTTTCGGTGGAGAACATCAGAGACAAGGCCATCGTGATTCAGAACACGGTGGGCCTTGAATTTGTATTCACCCTCATAGCAAACGGTTTATCCGAGCAGCAGATAGCCTCGGACCTGGGTCTGATGCCCAACGAGTTGAAAATTATCTGCTGCTCGAATCCGACGCTTCGTAAACGTTATATCGAAGCCCACGCATTTCGTTTCGCCGACACCAGTATTCGCACCCTCGACAAGAGCGGCCTCGCTGCGGCAGAGGCGCTGGACAAATACGAGAAGAACGCAACCGACTTCCATTCAAACAACATCGACCGCGTTATGAAGGCGAACGTTTCCGACGGTGCGCAAGCCGGTGTTGTTATCAACAATACCGTTGTGGTCAGGGACAAAAGCGAAGTTCCCGACGTACCTGCGGACATCAAAAACATTCTCGACATGGAGGTAAAACATGTTGATTCTGACATCGACGCCCGGCATAGCGGGTGAGGAATGCGACGATGAAATCATCATCGGTACAGATATTGTGGTCAGGATATTGAATATCGACCATGAACACAAGACTGTGAGCCTTGGTATCACCGCACCCAGTGGCACAATCATCGATCGGAGAAAGGTGCGCAACATGCGCATCGAACGTATCAAACGACTCTTGGGTGATCTGTTGCCGGACAATCCCTGACATCCGAGGCTACAATGCAGGATAGAATCGAACACAGACGATTTGTCGATCCGTTCTTCGAGCGGTGCTTCGAGCAGATATTCCTGCAACGTGACAAATCGCTCTTCGCCATGGACGGTGCGGTGGGCACAGGCAAGTCTTCCGAGTTCACCGTTCGTTCGGCATATAACCTGGCCTGTCTGGTAGAGCCCATGCGTATCGGAGCTAGACAGGTACGGGAAAGCAAGTGGGCTTTTATCCGGCAGTCGGAGCAGAGCGCCTACAACACTGTACGGGGTATCTTCACCGAGGCTATCTTCTCTCCGGAGATTGTGGCCAGTGATGCCAGGCTCATCACCACGCACTCGATGCATCCCAAGGAACTGCACATCGAACATAATCTGGGCGATGATACTGTGGTCAGGATGCTCATCGAATGCCACGGCTTTGACAACGAACAGGCGTTCGAGCGTCTGAAAACACACGAGTTTCTGGGTGCCATGATTCCTGAGGCACAAAGTATTCCGTGGAACATTATTACAACAGCCATCGAACGCTGCGGTCGCTGGCGCGCAGCATCTCTGGTTATCAAAAAGACCATCGATGGCAGAGAATATATGCTCTCGGGTCAGAGCAGTCTTTCCATTGTCCTTGCCGACATCAACATCCCAGCCAGACCGCATGCACTCTATGAGGAGTGGTACGATAAAAAGGACAGAAGCAATCTGCCATTTGTCTTTTTCACTCCTCCCCAGCCCATTATTCCTGTCAAGACAGAGAACATCAAGGACCTCGAACGACTGAAAGAAAAGTACCCAATCTCTGTCTATGGCGGAGAGGAAGTCATCTGGGTGCCCAACCCCGAGGCTTACAACTTCACCAGGCATTATGAAGAGCTGGATGCCAACATGCAGCGCATCCCGTGGACTGGGTACAACTACTGGCTGAAGCAGATATACAGAGACGACTCGCAGGTGAGACGCTACATCGTTGGCCTTCCGGACACCATGAGCGGAGAGGCTGCGATATACAGAAACTTTGTCAGAGACGAGAAGACCCTTGTGAAGAAGGAAATTCTGCCCGGCAAACCTGTTTATGTAGGCTACGACCCCGGTGGGCACAGTGCGTTCATCTGTTTACAAAAACAGGATGACGGGGTTTTGCACTTCTTCAAGGAATTCATCTTCACGCTGGCCGATAACGTCAGCACCAGAGAACAAATAGGCGATTTCCTCATTCCCTGGTGTGAGCAGGAACTGAAGCACATGAACATTGTCGTTGTCCCCGACCCTGCATCCGCGTGGCTGGGCAAGAGTCGTATGTCGGATACTACGGAATCGGCACTCAACGTGTTGCAGATGCTGATCAAGGACGCCAATAATCGGGGGCGCTGTCACTTCGGCATCGAGCTGCCCAGAGTACGCAATCAGGAAGAAGATGTCAGACAGCAGAGCCTAAAGTATTTCATCGACCAGAAGAAGCTGACCATCGATCCTTCCTGCGAAACTTTTATAGATGGCCTGATGGGCGGTTATCATTACAAGATGACCAGGAGCAAAATCCTCTCCAACCAGATTGACAAAGACGACCCGACCTGCGACGTGGTCGAAGCGGCGCAGTACCCTGTGGTCAACATTCTGAAAAATATCAACAGGAAACGACGCAATGAAAGCAGCTACAATTATAAAGCCAGACAGGGAAGCATCCGGCGAAGGTAAGGACCTGCTGGGTGAACTCAATCTGCTCCTCCTTTCGGCCATTGGGTATCGCGGTCTTTGCGGTGCCACCCATGACATTCAGTGCGCATACCTGAGGGCCTGTGAGGAAGGAGCACAGAACGGTATGCCCGAGTTCGAAGTCAAGTCGGACAATCCGCAAGGAGGCAATGATGGTTGTAACGAAGACGATGGGGAATGTTCGCTCTGTAACCCGGAGCTTCAGAATATCTGTTCCACAGATGAGCTAGCTTGTTCACTGGAGAAGAGTTCTCCGTTCCGTTCCGTTCCGGGTCTGATATCGACCATCAAGGTTTACGACTACACGAGTCTGGTCGAGTATGCCTATGCCAAGGTGGGTAACAAACCCTTCAAACTCAAGAGTAACAAGGAAGTGACGGTGCGGGAGGAAGAGCTCGAAGAACTGGCTTCCATTTTTGCAGAGAACATTGAATCCTTCATCGAAATGAACGATGTTCGGATAGACGAGATTCCGGATGCTTTCAATTTCAAAGCTATGAGCGATCTGGTCACAGCCTTTGACGACTACCTGATGAAGCGGGCTGTCAAGCACAATGACAAGGAGCTTCAGCATTATGAAGATGGCATCGAGCGGAGCTTCAATCGGACAAACTTCATGTCCCAGTATATCGAGGTGCTGAAGGATACTGCCAACTACCCCATCGGTGTGTTTTGGATAGATGACAACAGTGTCAAGAAGCAGAAACGCATTACAGCTTCCGGTCAGGTTGTTATCGATCGCAAGATTCAGGCTACGGCCGAAAGAGTGCATCCGGCCAATGTCTGGTTCACCTCCGATTTTACTCTTTCTACCGTCGGTCGCGCAGTTTTCAGAGTCAAGCGCTATACCAGAGGCGACATTCTGAGGTGGAAAGAACTGGGCATCGCCGGCAGCAAAAAGCTGGAGAAGAACATCGACGATTATCTGGATGAATACGAAGATGGTTGTTATATCCCCAACATATTTCTTTTCCGTAATCTGAATCCCATAGTCAATTACGATTATGATGTGATGATTGCCCGAGGCAATTTCAAAAAGGAACATGTGCAAGAACTGGGCATTGACATTCCGGAGAGCATGCAACACGAGATGTTCGTTCCCTGCGAGATTTATTTCTCCGGTTCCCATGTACTGCGGGCCAGGGTCATGGATGTTCTGGACGAGCATCTGGGTGTCTTTACCACAGTGTTCAGACGCAACTGCGACAGTATCTACGGGTATTCGGTCTATGATTTCTGTTATCCTTTTGCCAGGCTCTACGGCAACGTCATCGATTCTCTGGACAGAAGCGTCGGTAAATCTGTCGGTATGATTCTACAGGTGGACAGAAGCGTCATCGAGGATCCGGACAGATACTTCAGACGGGACAAGGACGGGCAGATTGTCCTCGATATCTCGCAGGACCAGCTCATTGAGTTCGACTCCACACAAGCCTTCGGTGCTCCGAACTTCAAGGGCTTTCCCATAACTGTCACAGCTCTGCCCTCGAACATCGAGAAGTTGATGCCTGTGCTTCAAATGGCCGTCGACGAGATGGAACGTCTGACCAAGATACCCAACATGCTGACCGACGGTACCGACATCAGCTCCGCACTCAGGACTACCAGCAACATGAACATGGCCTACAACAGCAGCGCCAAGGTGGTACAGGCGTTGCTCAGAGAGGCGGAGAACCGGGTACTGAAACCCGGCATAGTTTACATGTTCGATTGCGAAGTGCTGGGCCAGAGAGTGCCCAAGGGTCTTCTGGATATGGATCCGGAGATTCTCCTTTCCGATACTCTTCTGCGTGAGAGCAACGATGCGCAGGAACTGCTTGCGAATCTGCAGATTCTTGCCCAGTATCGTGACATTATTCCTCCCGAGAAGTTCAAGACCCTGCTCAATACCGTTGCACGTAAGAGTCTTGGCTTCAGGGAGGACATTGTACCAGACGCCGGTGTCTTCGACATCGAGCGCAAACCACAACAGCAGACAATTGTCTGAAGGAGGAAGAAAATGAAACTCAAAACCAAAGTGCTTGTCATCTGTTCCTTGCTGGCTCTGACCATGCTCCTTGTGGCCTGCCCTAAGAACAAACACAAGCCGGACAACTCGGCAATTCCACCACCGCAAACCTTCGTGGGCTATGGCATTGTCAACAAGTGGCACACCATCGACCCCGAGAAGCTGGCAAACGAGCTTGCAGCCAGAGGCTTGAATATTACGCACATCGAATATGCGGCGATGAACGACGGACCGATAAATGCATCGTTTGATTTTCACCATGATGCGTACAAGAAGTTCATCACTGCCATGCGTGCCAAGGGCATTTGGACTTTTGTCAATGTTATCAACTGGAACCGGGTCGACATGTGCAGCGAGGCGCTGAACGATGCCTGGTACATGAATGAGTTGAACTTCATCAAGAGCATGGGTACCAGCCGTATCATCCTGCAACCGGTCAGCGAGTGGGTGGGAGGAAGGAATCATGCCTGCTGGCCGAAGGCCAAGCGCTGGCATGATCTGACCAAGGCCAATTGGGCAGGTCTGACCTCGTGGAACAGAACCTCCAGACCCAAGAGCCCTGAAGGCTGGGGTCACTATTTTGAGTATCATCCCTGCAACATCAATGACCTTGGTCCCAAATTTGCCATCATGACCACTGACTGCGGCGGACCTATTGATTATTATCAGGGTGGTAACGACGAAGGCATGGTGGTACGCAAGGCCGAATTGGAGCGGTATGTGCGAAATGTCTTGCGCTCCGGCCACCATTTCATTTATTATGGATTCAGGCAACGCACCATCGACACTGGTGCGATGGATGCGATTGCCAGAGGTAAGCAGTAAGTGGTATTCATCGGGCAGGGTTGCTCTGGCCCTGCCCACCCTCATCCTTTGGAGACGAACATGAACGAAGACAGACTGAAATTCTATCTGGAGAGAAGAAAGCAATTTGGCGACTGGTGCCTGCGCGTTGTCTTTGACGACGAGTGGCACAACTCTATGGTCGTAACAGAATGGTCGAAGAAACCTGATGAAAAAACAATCGACGATATTGTTCAACTTGTGAACAGATCCTTTGAGATACTGTCTAGATATCTGGGAAGAGCTGTAGTAAGAGAAATGGATACCATCCGTCAAGGTATATTACAGGACAAAATTATCGGAGGTAAGTAATGACTCTTACAAAAGATGATGTGATGAGTTTTGACTTTGGCAAGCGTGCGGATACGACTATCGGCTTCGCCACTCCCGAGGACTGGATATTCGACGGCCTGAAGGCCTACGCCCAAATGGTGCTCATGGTTGTGCCCCGATCGTTTCGAGACAAGAGTACTGAAGAGCTCGAAGCGATGACGCTCACGGGTCTCAGGAACGCACACGACAAAATCCTGCGCATCGAGCGCGGAGCTCACACGCACCAGCCCATCGAATCAGTTACCACGATGCAGGCATGGGTGGAGGAAGCGATAATGGATTTCCTCTACAGTGATGTCTTTGTGCTCAAAGGCGAAGGTGCTGCTAAGTGGTCCCAATTCTCGGTCGAGACAGCCAAGGCTCCTGCCCTGGCCAGACTGATTGAGTTTCTGGAAAAGAAATAACCGAACTGCGATGGAGGTAACGTTTCGTTACCCCCATCGTTTATGTTCATTTTCGCTGCAAATACATACACAACAGGAGTAAAACATGAATGAAGTAACTGTATTTAATTTTAACGATCAAGGTCAGGTTCGCACAGTGGTCAAAGACGGAGAACCCTGGTTCATAGTCAAGGATATCTGTGATATTCTGGAGTTGACAAACCCGACGGTAACGATCGAATCTTTGGACGACGATGAACGGTCTAAGTATTTCTTAGGTCGTCAGGGAGAAGTAAATATCGTTAACGAGTCTGGGCTTTATACGCTGGTGTTCAAATCCCGGAAGCCCGAGGCCAAGGCGTTTCGCAAGTGGGTGACGTCGGAAGTGCTCCCGACAATCCGAAAAACTGGGCATTACACAGTAACTGCAATGAACATGATTTCGGAAGAGTTCACATCCAGAGCATTCGCAGCTCTGAGGAGTATTGCTGTCACTGCTGGGTTGGAAGGTAACGCTGCTACTGTGTCTGCGGATAATGCGATGAAGCGTATCCATAACATTTCTCCACTGAACCTTTTACAAATCGAATTAAAGACTCCTGACCAGCAAAGACTTCTGACTCCAACCCAGATTGCCGAGCGGCTGAAGCTTTCCGGTCCCAGAGAAGCGAATCTGATTCTTGCTGCCAAAGGGTTCCAGACCAGAGAAGGTAAACGGTGGTTGCCAACAGACACAGGCAAACCATTCGCAGTACTTCTGGACACAGGTAAACAACACAGCTCAGGCGTCATGGTGCAGCAGCTCAAGTGGAAAGAAAGTATTCTGAGTGAGTTCGAAAACCTGATTAACTGAGCAACATGATTAGAACAGCACATTTATTTGCAGGAGCGGGAGGTGGAATCCTTGCGGATCTTATACTCGGACACGAACCAAAGCTTGCAGTCGAAATCAGTAAACCCTGTTGCTGGATGCTCGAAGCCAGACAACGAGAAGGGTGGTTGCCAAGAGACATGCACATCCACTGCGGAGACATCAGGCAACTCGACTGGGAGCCATGGGCTGGAAAAGTGGATTGCATCGCAGCGGGATTTCCTTGCCAGGATATTTCGTGTGCAGGTAACGGAGCAGGTATCGAAGGAGAGCGAAGCGGACTTGTCTGGGAAGTGTTTCGAGCAATCGACACAATCAAGCCCTCGCTTGTCTTCCTCGAAAATTCGCCTTGCATCCGTACCAGAGGGCGGAAAGAAGTTACAGCAGCTCTGGTGGAGAGAGGATATTGCTGGAGAGACGGAATCCTTGCCGCGTCTGATGTCGATGCTCCCCATAAGCGGGACAGGTGGTGGCTCCTTGCTGCCAACCCTGACGGTCTCAGGCAACTGGAACAGGAAAGGGGCCAGCAAGACAAGTGGGGATGGTCTGGCGACAGCGCTGAGGCGTCTGCCGACACTTCTTGCATCGAACTTCAGAGGGCCGTGCGGTGCAGAATATTATCGAATATCGATGCAGGAGCGATCGAGGCCGCTGCGCGATACACTACCGCATACTCTTGGTCACCGCCTGACGTCGGCCTTTGCGGAATGGTGGATGGGGTGGCCAATCAACTGGACTCTGTTTTCAGAGGCAGCAAAAGAAACCGCATCGCAGCAGCGGGCAACGGTCAGGTCCCGCTTCAAGCCGCAGCAGCGTGGCTGATTCTGGCACATACCATATGAAGGAGAAAATAAAATGAACCAGACAGAGTTTGCAGATTACATTCAGACTGTGTTTAACAGAGCAACTGAGCTTATTCGAAATAAAAATACCAGCTACAGCGATGATGCAAACGCGTTCGGCAATCTCGAACTGTGCGAAAACGCAGGAGTGTGTACTGTCGAACGCGGCATCATGGTCAGGATGTTTGACAAGATGGGCAGGGTAAGCAATCTTCTGGGTGAAACATCCTCGCACCTCGAAGTCGAAGAGTCGATTACCGATTCACTCATGGACCTGATAGGCTACGCTGCGATCCTGATCGTTTACAGAAAATCCAGGGAGCTGGATTAACTATTCTGATGTTATGGACAAAACAAACGACCCTCTGTAGCACCTAGCCACAGAGGGTCTCGACTGTCACCCCAACCACTAGAGTAACGGATGACTTTGTAACACAGACTATTTACCTTGTCAAGGGAACAACATCCTCATTTCCCGCATACACCATCCATACAGAGCAATCTTCACCTCCTTCTCCTCTGCCACAAAGGGCAGAGTGAACAGCATGCGTTCGCTGCTGTCCAGAATGTCTGTCGTACTCTTCGTTCTGCCCCAAAAGAAGACAGTATCGAAGAGCCTGATGATGCGAAAGTCATAGTCATGTGTCGTTTCCATATTACTTCAGATTCGGTCTGGCGTCGAACGTCAGTTTAAGATTGTTGATTGCTGCTCTTTTGATAATAAGATTATCAGGCTGAGCATTAACAAGCACTTGATATTCTGTGTTTGTTACTTTGACATAATTAAAAACACAAGAAAAAAACGCTGTTTGTGATGTATCAGCAGTAACAATAGGTACTTTGGCCATTTGTCTAACAAAAGACCCCTCTTTAATCGCATAATCAGTACCGTTAAATATCAACATTACACCGGACGATGCAACATTTACAATTTGGAAATATCGTTGGCAATCGTACAGAGCATCCTGGTAGGCTTGTCTCTCGAAGCAAGGCTCTTCGCCTTCACGGAGTACACGATAACGAAGCAGTGTAAAGTCACCGTTTTGCCACGCCAGTTCCCCAGCAGCTTCGCTGAGCGTCAGAGTTACCTTCAGATAACCGAAGCTTTTCAGTATATCGTCGGAAACAGATGGCAGCGGCAAATTAGCAAATGCCTTGCTGGGGTCAAACTCAGCGATGAACCATCCGCCTTCAGGATAATCAGCTTGCGATGTATTCAAAGTAAGAATGACCGGTTCCGGCTGATTGGCGTCAGCAATTGGGGTATCGCCAGCGTGAACACTCAGGCCTACTTTAACCTTCTTACACCCCATCGGCCCGCTTGTTGGATGAACACAAAGTGCTACTTTGATTTTTTGGAACTTCTCAGGCGAGCTGCTGAGATCAACAGGGGTACAATACGCAAAAGCGTCCGGTACAAAGAATTTCAACGCAGCAGAGTTGTTGACGTTACCGTCGTTAAGATTGGTCACATTTGCACTGATATAAGCAAAATAATTCGGCGAATTTTCGTCGCCGCTCGGCATATAATTCTGAGGCTTAAAATTTCTCCTCACTTGAATCGAAGCAGTGCCGTTTTTCTCGGCCCAAACACCGTCGATGCCGGTATAATCGCCAACAAAACCTGTGCCGCCTTGAGCTGTATACTCTTCCGCACCCTGTGCAACAAGGAAGTCGCCATTGAACTCATGAGGCAGAGGTCCTCGTATACAAGGACCCGATTTATTTTGCAAAGCATTGATGGCGGCATCGATACGGGCAATCTCGGAAAGTGTTGTTGCCAAATCGGCTTTGCCTGCCAGAGCAAGTGTAGTTTCAGCAGCGTCTGCTTTGGTATTGGCATGCGCGTTGGCCGCTGCAAGCGTGCTGGCATCGTGAGCATCAGAGTGATTGTTGGCCGCAGTCAGCGTTTCTGCGGCTTTTGTATCAGTATATGCTTTGGCGTTGTTCAAAGCAGTTTCAGCAGCATCAGTTGCGAACGTCTGAGCACTTTGCAGCGTTGCATCATTCTGATCGTCGACATAGGTCTTGGTCGTAAACTCGCTGACATCAGGTACCGTGGCAGAGACTTTGTAATCAATCGTACCGCCGGGAAGCGTTACCTGTTCGACAGTAATATTGTCACCCTGGCTGACCTGTACATTGACACCGGCACCCGCAGCGGTGGAGGAGACGGTAAAGGTGTGTGTATCACCGAGCACTTCTTCAGAGACTGTGACGTTGGTACCAGCCTTGACCACTGTCTTGGTATCCGTGTCAACAAACGTACCGTCGGGGATGGACACCTTGTATTTGACTGTGTCGGCAAGCGTTTCCTTGTCGACCTGGATGTCTTTGCCAGCTGTGACTTCAACTGTAGGCTCTGTAGAAGCTACGGTAAACGTTGTTTTACCGATCATTTCATTTTTGCTGACATTGATGTTGCGACCGGAAACAACTTCAACAGTGTCTGCGGATACGTTATACGTATGTGTATCGCCAACTACATCTTCGGTTACTTTGACATTGGCACCAGCTTTGACCACCGTCTTGGTATCTGTATCCACAAACGTACCGTCAGGAATGGACAAAGTATATTTCACATTATCCGGACCATTCTCCTTGTCGACCTGAATATTGCTTGTACCTACAATATCGATGTCCGGATCCGTGGACGCAACTGTAAATGTCGTTTTGCCACCTTCCTCGCTTTTGCTCACGTCGATGTTACGACCGGCTTTAACTTCCACGTCTGTCGACACAGCTGTGGAAGACACAGTGTACGTATGTACATCGCCTTCCACCTCTTCGGTTACATTTATATTCTCACCGGCCTTGACCACTGTCTTAGTATCAGTGCCCGGCAGAGCGTCGATCTTCTGCTCCAGTTCTTCGATCTTCATCTGCAGATCGTTGCAGCAGTCAGGCCCGGCAGCAGAGGCAGCGTTGACGGAGACCATAATGCGACCGCGGGTGTTCACACCCTTGACGCAGATCTTGTAACGCCCCGGAGCTTTGATAGTAAAGGTCTCGTTGCCTTTGCTCAGACGCACCAGCTCGTTCAGAGCCGTGTCCTGAATGGTCGCGTAGCACAGATCGTCGCAGGTCTCCAGCCTGAAGGTCGCGTAAACCAGAGGAGAGACCGTGTACCAGTCACAGGTACGAGGAGAGAATGCAGAGTCTTTTGTCAGAAAAGTTTCCCAGCCCATAGTAGAACCCCTTGTTTTAAGGTTAGACGGGTAAGCGGACAAAGCCTTCTTTGTCCAGAGGTAATTTCGCAAGTCTTGAAACACTGAGACCAAAGGTCTTTTGCACATGACAGTACTCCTTAAATGTCTTCCAATCTCCGGCCCACTCCCAACTGGCCTCCTTGAACTGTCCCACAATTTCCATCCAGTCTGCCTTGCCGTCATGGTCAAAGTCCTGCATCGTATCCCACGAGGCATATTTACCATCATCGATAATGAGGCAGAAGTCAATGGCCAGACCATAGTTGTGCACAGACTGTCCGCCCTGTGCATTGGTAACGATTTTGCCCGGCCGGGCTCGGCCCATGCTGTAGAGCACGTTCTGTTCGGCAACGCTTCTGAACCCACAGGTCACCCGCATTTTGGCTCTGCCGGTCAGCATCTCGTTGTTGATTTTCTCAAACAACAGAATCGCTTCATCCCGGAGTTTGGGATGAAGCGATGCAATTCGTCGTTCGCTTAAAGGATCACTGTGCATCGTTCTCACTCTGCATGGTAATTTCGGGAGCTTTGGAAGCGTCGTTCATTTCCATCAGTACATCACGAAGCCGCTTGGCAGCAGCTTTGAGGATGCCGCGAAAAGTATCGTCGTGAACTGTGTCCGCATATTTGTCGATCCATTCCACAAACTTCAGCTCCTGTTCCTTGAACATGCCTTCGAAGAGAACAAGACCAGCAGTGTACTCCCAGATCTTGTCATCCAAAGTACCCGGAATCTTGTTCGTTATTTTGGTGCCACCCTCGTAAATCTTCTGCTTGAGTGCATAGATATTCTTGGGTGTAATGTGAGAAAGCGCCCAATCAACAAGGGCGGGAAGAACCAACTGGATAATTCGTTTCTGTAGGATGTTCATGTCATTCCCCCTTTTCACTGTACATAGTGTCTGTGTAAAAATACGCTCCTGCAATCTCGCAGTAGCTTTCGCTCTGCTCGATATCATTGATGTCGTCAGTTACATAGATGCGCGCAGGCTTCAGAACAGTCACCTTCAGGTCCAGAACCTTAAAAGCGTCTGCGATGTTGGCTGCGAACTGCCTGCCGATATGGTCAAAGACTTTGCCGTTCTTGACACTGTAGCCCTTGTTTCTCAGCAGATCGGCATCGTAGACCTCCCGACTGAGTGCCTTCATGACTACGTCGCCGTAGGCCAGAACAAACTCGGTCACGTTTACGCGTTTTCTTGCCATCGAAGATTCCCCCTCTTTTCGAGCTTGTTAAAATTTTCTGCTATGTTCTTGAGGTCTCGTGCCATCTCGTTCAATTTGTTTTCCAGAGTCTTGTACTGATACTGTGATACTGCATTGTCAGTTTTGAGGTTGCTCAGTGTATGCTCTGTCTCATCCACCCTTCGTTTAATTTCATCTATCTGCATCGTCACCGACCTCAGGGAAACTTTTATCGTTGCATACGCTGTGCCGCAGGAGAAGATGACACAGAGTATCGCCCACATGCCGTTCAGCTCGTCAATCATAGGCTTTGCCTCTTTGGTTTGAGCTTGTCACAAATCTTCTCCTTCCACTTCATCTGCTGGATCATGACACCGTCCGAATGTCGTTTGCCTGTGTCCAGAAGAACCACATAATCCCGACCCTTGTCCGTAGGTACCCATGTACCGTTTATATTACTCTGAAATCCCTCATGTGCAAGGAGTTTATTTACTTCCCTTGGACCGGAGAAACCAAGTCGCTGTGCAATTTGTGTAGGAGTAAGAAAGAGTTGCTGATCAGGGTTCTTCAGTTCAATCTGCAAAAGCTTCAGGGGAGACACACTATGAATACGTACCATGGCGTTATTGGCCGATACTGTGGCTGCATTACCTTCGAGACCCGCAGTAATGGCCATACTTCTCAGAGCTGCAAACTCACGAGAGACAAACTCGTTTGATGTCATATTCGCTGTGGTTGCTTTGTACTGCCCGGTCTTGCGAATGGTCGGAAGTACTTCCTCGAAGATCCAAGCCTCAAACGCTTGGGCGGCCGGCAACTGGGAGCTTACGATTAATCTGTACAGATCAGGCTCTGTCAGGAAACGTATGTCCTGCACACCACCTGCTGTTTGAAGGGGGTAGCGTTTTGCTACCCCCTTGCAATGTTGCTTGATGGCATCAGACGCATTGGCATAGCCCAGAATTTCACAGACATCCTTGCCGCAGAAGAGAGGGTTTCCGTCGATATCAACGATAGTGCGAACCTGACCCTGACCATTGAAACTGAATACTGTCATTTCATTCATGATAATTTCCTTTTAAGATTCATCTAAAATAAAATTTCCCAACATCGGTATTACCGATGTTGGTGCTGACCAATTACATGGGCCGTCCGCCCCGACGCATTTCAGGAAACGTCGTATATCTGTCAAAGTTAGACTCGTCTAAAATAGGATTCCCAACATCGGTAATACCGATGTTGGGATTAATACTTGATTTTTCGTCATTATCGAGAGTGCTTAACGCATCACTCAAGTTAACAATTTCCAGAATATCGCAGATATCCTTGGCGACAAACCAGGGTTCTCCGTCTCTGACCACAGTGCGAATCTCGTGCTGGTTCCGAAAACTGAATACCGTTACCTCATTCATGTTTTGCTCCTTTGGGCAAAGATTGAAAAGATGCGCCTCTCGGCAACCAAAAAGGGGGTGGTGTTTTACCACACCCCTTTTTTACCACTATACCACGTACACTGTTTATAGTCATCTGCTATTCGGCGCTGATCCGCAGCGACTGTCGCATGAGTTTGATTGCCCGATCCGTGTTGGCAACGGCGATGTCAATGGACTCTTTGTCCATGCGACTGGTGGGTACAGATTTGAGCAGATTGCGTTTCTTCTCCTCCAGAGAATTCAGCAACATAATGTCGAAGATGTTCTGCCCTTTAAGGAAAGCCATGGCGTTATCCTTGCCCACAAGTGTTGCAGCGTTCTTGCGACTGGTGGTCAGGTACTTGTGAATCTCCTTCTCACTCAGACCGAAATCACGGATACCTTTGAGAAGGTAAACAGCCTTGTTCAGATCTTCCTTGTTCTTCTCTCTGAGCTTTGCAATCCGTTCGGCGATGTCCCTTGCCGGCAAAGGTTGCCCTTTGGACAGATCATCGACAAAGGCCCGCTTCTTGACGTTTTTGCTCAAGCTCCCCTGCTCTCTGATAAAGTAACCCAGATGATTGGTCACATCTCTGACGTCATACTTATTGACCGTAATACCTGCGAGCTGGGGAACCTTTATCGCACGGCCTTTGCGAAAATCAGTATCTGTAGACGGAAGCCCCACAGTCGCCTGAAGAATCTGGGTCATTACACCAGGGACCATCATACGTTTGCCAATAGCCGTGGCAGCCTCAGCAGGAGAAATCTCCCTGCCGAACTTGTCCTTGCCCATCAGATTATTGACCAACTCCTGTGTCATTGTACCCTGAGACAGATCCATGAAGTTCTTCATGGCCTCGATGATGCGCTGCTCAAATGTCGGATCCTCGGTCGCAGCCATAATGGGCGCATGGGTCAGCATGACGTTGTTACGGGCATAGTTGTAACCAAAGAACGAATACGGATCGTCGTGGTCACGCATGACAGGAAGGAACAGATTATTTCCTCCGTTCAACCAGTTCGTTATCCTCGTCGCACCGTGATACTCCGACGGATAGAAGAAGGAACGAGCACGTCGTTTTTTCCGTTCATCATCGTCGTCATCCAGCTTAATAGCACCGAGCATGGTGCCCAACGCATAGGGCAGATAGGCAATGACACCTTTAGCTGCACCGAAGAGGCCATAGTACGTAGCCGTTGTCAGACCAACACCGATGCCCCTCTGTACAGCCTCCTTTGTCAGAGCGTCTTTGTACTCCTTCATTGCAGGTTCGTTTACATCGTCTCTGGCAGAGACCTTGCCCAGCTCCTCCATGACGTCGAAGAAGCGGGTATAGATCGCAGCGGTGATTCTGGCCATCTGGAAGTTATGCATCAGGAAGTCCGGCGTAATCATGCGGATGGAATTCATCGACATGTGCCTGATGAGCTTGGGCGTATATTCCCATGACGTCGTTTCCTGTAGCGTCATCTCCGCAGCATCCTTGCCCGCCAGTCGTTCGTACTGCTCTTCTCTCAAACCAGGCGTGAGTGCCTTGTGCTTGGCCAGCATGTTGTTGTAGTTGTTCATAAAGACCCAAGGCTTCAGCCACTCGTCACCGAATGCGTAGAACTGACGCATCTTGTCCAGAGCATTCTTGACGATGTTCTCCAAACCATTCTGACTCATGTTGGAAACGACATTCAGGTCACGCAAGTAGGAAAAAATTGCGTGTATCGCCTTCTCGTGCCAGCCCTTGTTCCTGATCTGCATCATAGTGTCGGATGTCGTAGCGCCCCAGATATGGTACTTGTACATCATTTGCAGGAACTTGTTCTCAGCTTCGCTCAGGTTTTTGCTGTTTAGAAGCATTTTGTCTGCAAACTGTTTCCACGATACATGACCGGCTTTCTTCATCATGCCGATGCGGAAGAGATGGCCTGACGACATGAGAATACCCAGACTGCCGATGTGGTTGCTGACTGCCAGGCGCAGACTGTAAATGGTACTGTTGGCCTTCATCGAGTCGATGGCACCGGACCAGGCAGCTTCGCGCACATTCCTGTTGACTTCGTACTCGTTGTCAAGCGCGTGCTGGAAAATGGGATCGACGGCCACATACTTCAAAATGGAACCGTCTTCGGCCCACGAAAGGCTGTCGCTGTAACTGCGGTCATACTCGATAGATTGTCGCAGTACGCCCATGCCAGTGTCCAGAATATGTTCCGCCATCTCCTGGTTGAACGTTAGCTTTTGTAAAATCTTCTCCTGCTGATCAACAGAGTAGAGCAGTGACTCGAAGAAGTTGGTGTTGGGATCGAGGAAGGTACGATAGAAGTTATCTTCCTCAGTATCTTCGAGTGTTCTGCCCCGAACAGCGGAGATGCGGTTCAGATGATCCTCGCCGTAACCGTTGTTATTGTTACTCCTCGACGCTTCCATGATGAGCTGTTTGATTTCGGCACGCATGTTTCGAAGCAGCATCGTACGCCAGTCACTGCCGGCACGAGTTTTGACTGCATTTGAGGTGCGCAGCTCGAAGTAATGCTTCAGAGCATCCAGCCGTTCTTTGTCTTTCAGCACCGTCCTTGCGTCCCTGGTACTGCTGAGGAACTGCTTGTAGGTAATCAGACCCGCCTGTTCCTGCTGTGTCGCCGCTTCGATGATACGTTCCGCATCTCTGGCCCGCTCGTTCACTGTCATCTCGCCAGCACCAGTGTCCGTCTCCAGATAGGAGAGCAAACGCTGCAAATCACGTACACCTGTCTCACCGTTGAAAACATTGTACATGCGATGATCCCAGTCGGCGTGGAACCGGGACTCGAATTGCGCCATGCTCTTACGCATCCTGCCAATTGTTCGCTCATCGATCTTGGCAATGCGCATGCGCTTCTCCAGCTCCAGAGCCTGACCACGAATCGCACGCCTGATGTCCAGTGCATTGCGATACTTCATGGACGAAAGCTCAAGTGCTGTCGCATCGGCGAGTCTGGCCTTCTGCATCATAGCAGAATCGGGAGCAAAGCCTAGCCGGGTAAAAACCTGAGCAAAGGTCTCATTACCTCTGCCGCCAATGAGATTGGGATCGAAGTGTGCATCAAGCAGAGCAGACTTCAGATCCAGAAGATCGAGGAAACGTTTCCTCTGCTTGCTGGCCACAGTCTCCGAAACTTTGTTCCAGAAATTGCCGATCAGTCTGGAAGCATAGGCTGTGCCTACCGACTCGCCAAGCACCGCATGCTCGACGTTCAGACTGGGGAAGAAACCCCAGCCCTTCAGTCGATTGTGCATGGGGAAGTTGTTGAGAATGAATTCGGCTATAACATCGCCCTTGGGAAAGAAACGTCCCCATTTGCGAATAACCTCTCTGGTCTCGGCAACCTGCAAAGCTTCTCTGGTCTGCGACACAGTCCTTCTGGTCTGACCGTAGTCGTTGGTTATGATCTGAATCTTCGAAAGCGGCGCTCTGGCACCTGTGGGTGACTGAAGGGTATTCTGAATCAGCCTTGCGCCCCGGCCAACGACAGTGCCCATTGTCAGAGCAATAAGGTCTTTGGCAAACTTGTCTATCGCAGTGCGGTCACCTATGTTGACAAGCAGGCTGTCACCGATCTTTCGCTCGATCTCTGCCATTACACCCCTGATCCTGTCGCGCATCGCTCTGTACTCTTCGTCGCTGATGTGAAAAGCATTGGCGATCTGCGGACTGTCGTCCATAAGCGACGCATTGACATGAGCGAAGAATTCGTTGACCAGATACACCTTCCACTTGTCCGGTACAAGGTATGGGTCAGATATACCCAGCATCTCAAAGTATTGCGGCAACTCGGCATAGATGGTTTCCGTATAGGCGTTGTAAATCCGCACAATTTCTGCATCCAGCGCCTTGCTGCCCCACATGGTCCAGCCGTAGTGAGAGCACTCGTGCATGACAGTTGCCAGCACCTGCGGAATGCTTCTGTCCCAGGCTCTGATGTGGATGGATTTGTCAGTTGCTCTGTAGGGGAAGAACAGACCGAAAGCGTTTCGCAGTATGGCTTTAGCCGTCCGGGTCTCTTCCCAATGAATCTCGATCTGCTCATACAGTTCGGGTGGGAGAATCCTTTGAAGGAATGCCTCCAGTTCCTCGGGCGTTGTAAGTCCCGGAATCTTTCGTGCAGTACCGTTTTCATTTGTGCTGAAGAGCGTACCATCGTCGTAGTCCGTCGTCAGCTCGCTCAGACTGTCCAGAGCAGCTCTGAAATTCTCGTCCTTGCCATTGACATCTTCGAACACATACTCAGTATTGCCGCTTTCGGTACGCACAGATGCTGTACCATCTGCATTGTACTCAGGAACAACACTGTCATTCTCCTCGATGCCGGCCTGAATCGCTTCGTCCAAAATTTCATTCCGGGTAGGCTCGGGTGCCGGAGGAGGAACAGGATGAGCAACATCGATCTCGCTGACATTGTTCTCCAGAGCACCGATGGCATTGGCAGCGCTCAACAGCTCAGCATCGGTGAGGGAGAGTGACGAAGGAGCTACGTGCAGAGCAAGCCCTGCGGCATCGTAAAGAGCATCGCGCACTTCGTTGAAGTGCGGATTCTCTTCACCTTCGAAAATAACTTCCCGCATCATGGAGGCGAAGATACCTTTGCGATCAAAGGACTCTCCGTTCTGAGATTCTCTGACCAACATGCCGACAGTCGAGTCCAGAAGATCCTTGTCCGCTTCCAGGCTGGTCTGAAGTGCCCGCAGCAGATCGGTATCTCTGGCGTTGTCCGTCATCAGCACAGCACCATAGACCAGACTCTCCCGCTCATGGCCGGGCACAGTTTCGTCATACCGCATCGCAAAGCCACCGCCCTTGCGATTGTAGACACCAGGTGCACCCTGTATCTGCTGCCCTTCGACAGTCTCGTCAGACGAACGTCCGGTATCCTGAATAGAAAAGAGTGGAAAGCCTTTGCTCTGAATACTGTTCCTTATCTCGTCGGTCAGCATCAGAGCCTGTCTAACGCCGATGTCCTGAATATCGACGTTCTCCAATTTCGCGTCAGGCGAATGATCGGAAAGAATATTCTGCATGGCTTTGGGTAGAGTCTTCTGATACACCTCCAGTCTGCGCTTGCCCATGGTGTGCCAACGGTTGCTCTGATCTTCGGCACTGGTCCACGAAATACCGTCGATGTCACCCTGCTCCACAGCATGTGCGATAACCTGCTTTGCAACCATGGTAACCCATGCCTTCTGATATTTGACATAAGGCGCTTCGGGTCGCAGCTTACCAAAGAGCAAGTCGTTAGCCCAGTCACTCTGCACCTCTTCGACAAAGAGAATGCGTTTGCCGTCGGTCGTCTCTCTAGTATCGAATCGGGTATGTGCAACGAGATCTTTGCCCTCTCTGGGAAAATGTCCCTGGTTAAACTCATCAGCTACGAGCTGCTCGTTCATGTCTTGCTCGACGACAAAATCAGAAGCACGTTTTAACGCCTCTTCGAGTGTGTCAGTAGTATATGTAACAGTTGTACCATCGGAAACATTGGATATGTCATAAAAATCATCGTCACTAAAAACTTCTATGGTAAGCGCATACTTGTTGTCCTTCTCCACATAATCTATATGCATATCTCGTCCCAGCATAGCATCTTCGGACAAAGTATAACGCAGCCCCCCATTAACAACCTCTTTGCGCCAATGACGAGGATCAATCACAAACTCGTGCAAATACTCAAGTGTCGGCGTTTTCTTGTTCTGATAGAACAGAAGCTCCGCATAATCGGTTTTTCTTCCTTCCATTACGGAACCGGAGTAATGCGTAGGTAGATAAGAGCTCGTATCAGATGTAAGATATGCCAGTTCAGGATTGTTGTATATGTTTTGATTAAACCAATCGTTGAAATATGTTATAGCATCCTTGTAATTTTTGAACTGCTTTGCCCATTGCTTCCGAGCATTTCCGACAGCCTGCTGATTTGCCACAGGTTTGAACGTAGCATCAAGTATATTTTCGAGGCGAGTCTGCACATCATTGTTATTCAGCAACGTCGTAATATCATCGTTATTTATGGCAAGTATAACACGTCTGGTCCCAGTGCCTGCAGAATGAACACTCAATCTGCTCAACAAAGCATGTGCAATCGGCTGATCAGCGAACAAATCACTGCTGACAGCAGCAAAAACATAATCTGACGACTCATGTTTTCTGATCCGAAGATCCCAGTCAGTGTTGTCAAGCGGCACACTTTGTCTGGCGTATCTGCCAAGCTTGTTGCGCGGACCGCCAAGCATTACATTTTTGAATTCAACATTGTTGCCGACCAGAAAATCATAGAGCTCTGCTGGCTCCACTATGTCGTTCGGGTCTTTGATTTCCAGCCACTCACGAACACCTGTCCAATACACCTCCTGATTGAACGGTGAACTCTCGCCTCTGTTCTTGCTTTCATTGCCCCACTGTACCAGTCTGGACAACCATTTGGCAGCAGGAAGATTGCGAGATTGTTCTCCTACCAACTCGGCCAGAGACGAATACCAAGGTACAGGTGATACCTGTTCACCGATATCATCTTCCGTAATTTCGCGTTCAACAAAATCTGCACGTGCCTTCAACTGCTGAATGTACAAATCAATATCAGCCTGAGGCGTGTTGTTCTCGGCCAAAATATAAACGTGCTTGTGTTGTCTGGAAAGACCGGAACTGTACTGCTGCCCGATGTACGATACGTTGAAACCAAACAAACCTGGGTTGTTCATTTCGTTCAGATCAATCTCTTCGTCATATGCAAGCGCAGTTACAAACGGTACTCCGTTTTCCGTCATCTCGTGCATAAACACATACTCTGACATGTGTTCTCTGTCGACAGAGAGATAGTCGATAACAAACGTATCGTTGATAAATCGACCAAGCGCAAAATCAGCAGAAGTGGTGCCCGGCAACATCGCCTGTTGTCTGCGCATGATTATGTTCTGCAGCGCATCTATGCTTGACACTCTGTCGTTGAGCGAAGCATATATAAACCCGTAGCGCCTAAGTCTGTCAAACCGAGTATTGAAGTTCGATATAGTTTCAGGGCTATAAAACACTACACCCTTGTCTCGCAGCTTCTTCGGTATTGCACTTTCCTTGGGTACAATGTGCTTAGCATTCGGTCCAAGATGAACAATACCGCTGTCCATCTCCTCGTACTGAACAGGCTTGTTCGATATGGCCATCGAGAACTTCGGCGTCGCCTCGTCAAGAACCTTGAACTCTCCCTTGCTGTTCTTCACCACAAGATTACCGTCCTCGGCCTGCTGTACCGCAGGAGGAGAAAGAGACGAATCCGTCTGCCAATCTCCATACCACGCCTTGAAGGAAGGTGTTTGAACGAAGTCCACCATGAGATCGCTTCGAGAACGAAGTTCCTGATGAGCACTGAACAACTGAACAAAGCCCCGAAGCTCTTTTTCGAGGATGTGCTGGTCCTCCCGTGCAATATCTTCGGTCTGATACGCGGCAGATTCTCTACGCTCAGTTGCAGTCATATCGAGGCGGGTCTCTACATTGCGAGCCTCCGTCTCTCCGGCAATGGACTTGTACCATTTGATCGCAGCCAATTCCTGTTCATACTCTTCCTTCCACGAACGAACGACACCCCATTGAGCGTCGAACTTCGTCTTGTCCATGCCTCTGAACGCGGGTACATTCCGCCTGACATAGTCGTAGAAATGATCCCAGCCTACATTGTACAACTTTCTATAAATATCTCGCTCATATCGCTTTTCATTATAGTACGGAGTTTTTACAGCGAAGAGACGATTGATCAGTTTAACAAGTCGATTGATACTTGAGGCTTTGTACTTGTCAATCCGTACCTTTCGGGACAAATCTCCATTGGCTTTGACAGAAATCCCATGTGTTTTGAGATAGCCTGTCAGAAGAGATTTGTCCGTCATCAGTTTCAACCATGGGCCAGGAGCATTCTCTCTGGCTTTCTCCCTGTTTACATTTACAGGTGCTTCCTCAACACTGCCCCCATTTGCAAAGCCTTCAATGTCCTGCACAGCATGCTGAATCTCATGCATCAATACCTGCTTTGCTTTCTCGGGCTTCTTCAGTAAATCATCGCGCAAATGAATACCGCGTTTTGGGCCAAAATATGTGCCTGCAACTCTGCTGTCGTCGTCAGCGCGATATGCAAAACGCATCTGCTGAAGCTCTGGGTACGCTGCGAACAATTCAGGTGCGTCGATTATTTTGCGCAAAGCCACAGGTACAACTTGCGCAAGTGCATGTATTGCTTCGTTTGTGCGAACTGTAATAACAGAGTCATCAAGTTCATAGCGCCACTTCCCGTCTTTGCCTCGCTCCCAACCTGTCGCCAGCTTGATGAGACTCGCACTCTTGTTGGCAGCTTCCATTTCTCTTGCAACAACCAGATTGTCGAGCCGCGTCGTCGCCGCTTCAGCGTTGTCCAAAGCAGCAGCACCACGTTCTCCGGCGAAGGAAAAGAGGATGTTTGAAACGTCGGACTTGAACGTACCTTCGTTTTCAGTGGCTGACTTATATTGATTCGAAGCTTTTACAACATAGACATCAGCCAGCTTCGAATCTGTATCGTATTCAACATGTGCAAAGTCGCGAGAGTAATTCGTCCGCGGCATGATGACACCATCGTGTCCGTCGACAAAAGCTTTATGAACCCACCAATCGGCTTTGTGACCCTGTATATCGTTCCACCTGTGACCCTCAGCATCGACAATCAGAGGATTCTCCATCTTTGCAAAGAACGAATACACTTGACCGAAATTAACATAACTGTCAGGTACAAGGTCAAAAAGCAAATCATTGAGATTTCGATAACGAAGCACTACTTTCCCAGTTTCCGAATCCATCATGACCCAGTTAAATTCAGAATCCTGTTCAAAGTGACTAGCATAATCTGTTGCAAATTTGCGCCATTTATCAATTAACTCGGATCGTTGTGCCATGTTACTCACAGGTCCGGAAGAATAGATATCAAGCTCTTTTTCGTTGGCCAAATGCATGGCAACAAATTTCTCAACAAACTCTTCTTTTGTTTGAGCAGGCATCGACAACGCACGCTGCATTGATGTATTCTGAAATGAATTGGAACTTTGCAGAGAAATCGAATAGTCTTTTGAAAGGTCTGGCGTTGATGCTGACCAGAAACCCGGAGATTTGCCTTGCTTAAACTCGGCAAAACCGGCAAGTACACCGGTACCGTGGTACACCTGCATAGGCTCCCCGTTCCTGTCCAGAATCACACTGCTTTTCCCATCGCCTCTCTCCCAGTCTCCACCCCACTTTTTGAAGGACGGAGTACGAACCTGTATCCACTGAGCAGGTGCCAGATTACTATCTTTACCGTTGGGTGCTTTCAACCACAGATCGGTGTTCCTGTATCTGTTCAACACCTCGTCATACTCTTTCCTTGCCAATTCAACTTCAAGTGCCAATTCGTGAGCAATGTCTACATTTGTCTCCCGCTCCTCTGAAAATAATTCATCTTCCTCTAAAAATGTTCTAAAAAGATCACGCGCAACAGAATACTGTACGTTGCTTACACCTGCCTCGGCATCGTTCACAGTCTGTTGCTGTCGTAATTTATCCAGTTCTCTACGCAACTCTTCAATCGGTATACCCAGGTTACGAGCCAGACCATAGACCTGAGCTTCTCTTGAGACAGCCTGACTAACGTTGCGATCAAAGTCACCGCGCCTGGCTGTACGCACAGCACCTCTGGCGAAGTTAACAATGTCCTGATTGGTCAGACTGTCTGCATCAATGACGCCCAACTTGTACAGATACTTCTCTATCCAACTCACAATGCGATCAACAATACTTGTCGGTTTGCCGGCATTAGCCTCGACCAAATACGCTCCAACCTCTTCCCAGAAATGACGATCGTTCGAATTAAGTCTGTTGCCTTCCTGCACTCGTCTGATGGCTTCCCGAATCTGACGGCCTTCTTCACTGTCATCATTCTGCCTATTCTTCAACTCATCCAGAATGCCTGTGAACTCCTCATCGCTGAAGCCAAAACGTCTGACATGCGCGCCAAGCTCGTGCATAAGCACAGCACCGGCGTCGCCTACCCTGATACCATCACCTACGAGAACAACCTGCCCAGTTTCCGGAATAACAAAGCCCTGAATCAAACCTTCTCTGGAGTAGAACGGAGCTGTGCCGTAAGCAGCAGCAATCAGCTCCTCAGCCTCTTCCTGTGTGTCCACAAGTATCAGCGTCTCCGAACCCAGAAGATTGGCCAATCGATTGTCGCTCATCAGCCGTGTACGTAGCAACTCTCTCAAAAGCGAGATACCTTTGGTACCTATGCGTTGCACTCTGGTGACTCTGGTATTTCTCGAATACAAAGGTCCTGCCAATACGCTCACACGTGCGGTCATGGCAACAAGTGCGTCGACATTTTTTACGTCTGGAAGCGGCTTGGTCACTGGAAAACTGCGATTGAAAAGATCCTCGACCTTGCGCACCAGATTCTGCATGTCTTCCAGTGTCGAGTTCCTGTCGTTCATGACCTCGGCAACTTCCTGACCCAGCTCACTGTTACTATCGAGGCGGGAACCAAGGACACCAGCGTAGATGCGCACGGCGTTGCGATAGAAGTTGCGCTCCATCCTATCGGCAATCTCTTCCAGTGCAGCGGCTTTCTCCTCGAACGTTGACAGTTGATTCGCTGCTTCGACCTTTTTAGCCACACCAGAGAGTGCACTCATGGCGCCCTTGCTGAGTTTCATCTGCTCTCTGATAGCAGCTTCCAAATCTTGAATACGCTCGGTCTGCGTTTTTACAGCAAGTTCCGGTTGACCGGAGACCACAGCATCTTCTGTACTGACAGACGTCGTTGCCTGGTCGTTGCTATGACCCATTGGATGCAGAAGCGACTCGTTGACGGAAGAGAAGAAACCTTTCTTCGACGGCGTCCATGTCCAGCCCTGCGGCTCACCAAGCGGACTAAGGAGATGAACGTATTCCTTGACTTTGGCCAGAATATCGGCAAAGGGCGTATCCTCGCCGAACATCACAAGACTGTTGTCATTGTTGAACTGACTGAGAATGGCGTGAACACTGATCAACTCACCTGTCGCAGCTTCGGAGTTACGGCCTATATCCTCAAGCTTTGTATCATTGCTGAAAAGCTTTGCCTTGCTGATGTCCTTTGTCCAATAAATACCCGTATTACCAGACTTGGCAGAGATGTACCTCACTTCTCCGTCGTTGCCTGTGCGCATGACAACGCGAGCGTCGATCCAGCTGGTACCAAAGACACTGCGCAAATCATCGAGACTGGTTGCGTTGAACAAACGCTCAAGTCTTGCAGGGAATGAATCTTCTTCCGCAGACCATTCAATAACCCGATGCAGAGGTCGCTTGTCGCCGGTTGTCTTGCCACTCGTACGCCAGACAGCGTAAATCTTTCGTTTCGCACTGCCCTTCTGATTGCGAGGATAGACGAAAATGATCTCATCGGATACACCGGATTCAACAGGGAGAGAAATAGTCTCGTATCCCTGACGACTCTTGCCCTGTAAAACACCGACGACATACTCGATACCTTGTCTGGCGTCGATCTCGTCGGTCATCTCATCCATGAATCTGGTGAGATTACCCTTGGTCAAAAGACGACCGCGCTGATTGCGAAGAATCACCTTGCCGCTGTCGGTGACATAGAGACTCAGTAATGCGCCATTGTCTGTGACAAGAGAACGATAGTTGACATCGTTTCGGCCCTCGTCATCAATGATTCTACTGAGACGAAGTCTGCGAATATCGTCGTCGTTGAACTGCCACCAGGCTTTAGAGCCTTTCATCTGACGCTGTATACGAATACCTTCCGCTGGTGGACCGATGTAAATGCTCTTCGCAACCACCGTGCCCTGACCTTCCTGATTGTTGGCCTCGGGTTTGGCATAAGCTGTACGAATCTCCTGCCTTGCAACACGGTCATCCAGCTTTATCTGTGCACCCGTTTCCACATCATAACCGTCAACCGTGGCATACAGCGCACTGCTATTATTGCTCTCATGAAGCCTTGCGTGATAGAGAACACCATCCTTGTAGGCATAGATGTCCCGACTTCCGATACCTCTGGACTTCCTTGTTTTGGCAGAAACCTGCTCAGGCGAAATGACAAAGTAACCCTGTTCTCTGAGTGTCTGTTCGATGTTTCTGGTGTCCTGAAGTTCCTCCCGCTTTGTAACGTTGCCGTCGTCATCCGTCTCCTCGACCTCCACCAGCTCAAGGAAAGAAGCTCTGGTACCCGATGCTCCCTGTCTGGGCACATCGGTTACGACGGGAATAGACACTGCCCCCGCAGGCGCAGTGTCTGTTACAAGCTCGGGAGGCGCAGTACCCTTGTATGTGTACAGCTCGCGTTCCAGATAAGACAGCAGACCCTCATCACTCTGATCCTCGATCTTGCTGGCATCGATGGTCGTGCTCTTATGAAACACAACCGCATTGTCGTTTGCATTGTGCAGAGCAACGATTCTTTCAATCAGTCTACCCGAACGATCGCCGCGCACCGTAAGCGTCTGACCGGACGAGAATTTGACAGAGGCTTCGTCGTTCTCGTTACGATGCTCTATCTGCTTTGCATCGATGGTCTTCTTGGTCTGAGGATCATTAATTGTGGCCAGAAGGCGTAAATATGCCTCGCGATCCGAAGAACCTTCGGCAATATACTTACCGATAGACACAACACTGTCCTCCTGACCAACAGCAGCATTTGTCAAACTGTCCCACTCGTACATGCCATCCTTGCGTTTGGCATGAGGAAGTGTTGTCACCTCTTTATCGGACACACCTGCGATAGTATCCGTACCATCGTCAGTGGGGCTGAGATCATCCCGGTTAACACCTTTGATATCTGTGCGCCTGGGAAAACCGGCAGCAGGTCCAACGTCCAGCGGTCCTTCGTCATCGCCTCTGATGATGCGATCGTTGAACTCTTTTTCTTCAGCACGCGATGTCAGTTTGTCCCCTACCTCGGCCACAGTATGCATACCTGCACCGGACGCTGCACCGACGAGGAAGGTATCGATACTCCTGTCAACAACGTCCATCGCACCATAAGTCGCACCCTTCAGGGCAGCAGAACCCATGGCAACATGTTCCTGTGCCGTTTCAGTTACACCCTCAAAGAGAGCAGCTCTGCCGGTGCGTTGCAGAATATTCCGATCTGCTTCTCGCATCGCAGCAATCTCCGCCCGCTTTGCCGATATTTTTTGCAGCTCAGCCCTTGTGGCGTTGCGCGCCGTAGCACCTCCGCGTGTGAACAAAGCCTTGGCTTCGTTAACAACACCGCTACCAACGACGTTGAGAGTACCGACAATATCCAACGACGCCGACGCAAGACCTGCGACAAGTGTGCTGGTCGGATGCTCGGGGTCGTAAACACCCTTTGCTCTTTCTTCCCCACGTATTGCGCCTAGTTCCTGTGCAGAGGCAAAGATGCCCAGACCTGTAAGAATACGACGAGCAATGCCCAAACGTCCTGTCTTGGGAAGGAATCTGGCAACGCCTATAAGACCAAAAGACGGAGCAATCGACGCCCAGTTCTCGATCAACATCTCATTGACTTTGCCAACCAGAGCACCAAAACCCTCTTCCAGAAATGTTTCTCTGGCACTCTTGCCATACGTCCGCTCATAATTGCCGTTTTTAATATCTTCTTCGGTCTTGATCACAGCCTGGTTAGCCCAATTGCTGATCTGCTTTGAACCAAGCTGATCACTCACAAGACCAATAGCATCTGCCCAATTCTGCGTAGCCTGTTTAACAGAGTGCACAGCAGCACTGTCCCGCTTGACCGTTTCGCCATCCGCATCGGGCAGTGCAAGCGTTTTGGCGTTGGACTTCAAAACCTCGTCGACCGTGGTATACTCATCGATGCCCGACTTCTCAAAGAACAGCTTCTTGAAGTTGGCCTTGCTGACACCTTTCAGATACGGAAACTCATACTTGGTCGTTCTGCCGATGACCCTGTTGGCCATCTTATCCATGTAATAATCGAGGTTCTCAGTCTTTACCGGATCCGCCTCGATAAACGCCTTCAAGGTCTGAAGGTTCAAAACATCGTCCGGGTTCTCCGACGGTTTCTGCAAACCAAAGGTGCTGTGCGCATCGGGGAAGATATCAAAGGTCGTGTTCAATGCAAAGTCTTCACGCTCTTCCTTGCTGACCAGCGTAGGATCGCTCTTGGCCACCTTGAGCGCAGCACCATACGCCTGCTTGATAGCGTGATCGTAGAGGTAATTCTTCTGCTCAGCACTCAAATCATCGGCACTGCCTTCAACACCCAGCGCTGCCAGATACGACTGATAATCGAACGTGTCCCTTGAATTTGCCATCTCAATTCTGCTCCAGAATACCTTTGATTACATTGACCACATTGCGACTGGGCTTGTTCTTGCCGGCAAGCTGTTTGGACAGCATGCCGATGACATCGGCAAGTGTGGCTCTTGGGGGAATGACAATCGAACGAACTTCGGGCCTTGACTCGTTTATAACGTCAAGGAAACGCTTAATAGTACCCGAGTATATATCGTCACCGACAATCACGGCATCTTCACCGAAGTGAAACGCCACTATCATATCGTCGATAGAACCGTACTGCTCGAAAAACATCCTGTCCATGATGGCTGTAGTACTGACATTGTCAGCCAGAGCGTAGACATTGACGTTGCCTGTCATCTGCGCAGCACGCTCAGGAAGCACAGGCATAAAGCCCTGCTTCCCGTCGATATCGTAGTACTCATCATCTCCGCCGCTCACATACAAAGCCCTTGCGATATAGCCAAAAGGGTCGGGGTGCCCGAGCGGAAGAAGAATCCCGTTGTAAACTTCCTTGAGCTGCGCAGCACTCAGTTCCATTACGGTGCCTCTTTCGGTGCTTCAGTTATTGTCGTAGTCGTTGTGCTCATATTGGCACCGGTGGTGGGCGAGTTGTCCTTACCCGAGCCATGCGTATGACCTTTGCCCACCATTGTAACCTCGTCGCCGGCACTTTTCAACGCCTGTTTCATCACGTTAGCACCGGCAACAATACCTGTTACAGCAATGCCTCCGGTGACAGCACTGCCAACAACCTGAGCCAGTGCCTGATTCTGCGCATCAGCAACATGATTAATAGCATCATAGGCATTGGTCTTAACCAGATCAGCACACCGATCCGCCTTACCGGCCAACGCTTCGACAGCCACAAGCAAAGCCTGGTCCTTGACATCGGCATACTGCGGCGCCTGTGCCTGTTTGCTCTTGTGACAGCTCTCCACCATCCTTGCCTGCGCATTGGCTATCTCCACATCATACTGTGTAAGCTTGTGTCCTGCGCAGGAGGAAAGGAAGAGAACGGGTAAAACGAACAATGTCGTACGTTTCATTTCGCACCTCGCAACTTATTAAGATATGTAGCCCAGTAAATCTTCTCCTCATTGGCAATGTCCAACCCCGATTGCTGTAAATTGTCGAGAATTGAAAATACCTCTTCGTCGTTTGCAGCAGAGAGAAGTGCTTTTTTGTCAGCATCACCAAGCGAAGCAAACTGTGGCGGCTCAACCATGGCATCGTCCTCTTTGTCAGACAATTTTACTTTTGACAGTCCATAATCTATAGCAAGAGGTATGGCCGTTGATGCAATCAAACCCAATGGACCGCCAACTTTCGCTACCTTTGCCGCTTTCCCTATTGTCTTTGCAGCGGATCTCGCTATGCTTCGCGCCCTCGCAGCTTTCCCTGCGGGCGGAGGCTGTGTCCCTGCGGGCGAAGGTGCTGTCTCCCCCGGAGGCGGAGGTAACTCTGTCACAGGTGGCGGAGCAGGCCTAGTCGGAGGTGCTGTCTCCCCCGGAGGCGGAGGTAACTCTGTCACAGGTGGCGGAGCAGGCCTAGTCGGAGGTGCTGTC